TCATACCGGTTTCTGGTTAGCGGCTCGTTTCAGTTTGTTGTTCAGCTTCCGAACTTCCTGAATGTCTTTCAGGCTCAGGTTCAGCTGCTGGCGGGCCGCTGGCTGTTTCTCCAGCTGGCTGGTGATCACCCGGATCAGGTGGCTGGTACGGGTGATCTGGTCTGGCGTGACGTTCAGGGTTATACGGGGCATCGGGTTAAGCCTTGATGAGTTTGACGTTATCGCTGCTGTAGGTCCGGGCTTTGTGCTTACCGTCTTCGAGCACCTTGACCAGCCCGTTCCCGGTCCAGCCGATGACGGAGCCGTTGAAGTTGCGTACGTGCAAACCCTGACGGTGGACAGCTACCCGAACCCGGGAGTCCTTTTTGATTTCAGTGGTCATGGCTTGGCTGGCTAAAACTCTAAATAGTAGTTCTGAAAGGAGTGAGCAGCAGGGACTCCGTTGTCAAAATCATCCGTAAAGGTTTGCCAGCGTATGTTAGGCGCATCATGACTTAAGCCATGGTATCGAATAGCACACATTAACTCATCGTGCCAGATTGAGGGGTCGGGCTCAAAGTAGAAGTTTACTTTCTCTATGCTCTCGTATTCATTGAAGAGCACATATCTGGCCTCGCTTGCGGTGGGGCTGTTAACGTGGCAACACTTTCCAAGCTGGTAGTTGTTGAACTTATGGCCCCTAGGCGTGTATCCCTGAAGGTGCCAAACGCCTTCATTGATGGCAATGGTCAGCTCCTTCAGTGAATCGGTAACCAGATCGTAAATCTTGTACATCAACTCTGGTTCTACCGGCCTGGGCACGTATACATACGTTGGCTTTCCCTGCCCCTTCATGTATCCGGCTTCGGTATGAGCCGACCGGCCACAGGGCAACACCAACACGCAGATACTAGCTTGTTCCATAGCGAAGAAGTCGCTGTTGAATCCAGCCTGAGCCACTTTGTGGTCGAGCGCTACCCGGTATTCGCCGGTTTGCCAGTTTTGCCAGTTCGGGTCTACCTCGGACCAGGAAAAGCCCGTTCGCCCTTCTGGGTTCTTAAAGTCATAAACCTTGTGTCCGGCTGCTCTTAGGACTTCTACGACAAACGCCTGATGTTCATTGCGCCACGATGACGCTACATAAATTGATTTCATGCTTCAGAATTGGTTTGTGTTAATACTTGTGAATGACTGTCGAGGGTAGAGAAAGAGCCGGGACATTTGCCCCGGCCTTTGCTGCTTATCCACACTCGTAATGATTTATTTGTTGGTGCTGGCGTGTTCCGGCTTCAGTACCACGACGTCGCGCACCGCACCGCCCGCGTTGATTTTCTCGACCATCTTATCCAGCAGGGGAGTAGCCCAGTTGGGTATGTACTTATCCGTGGTTTCGATAAAGACTTTCGGAAAGTCGTAGAGCGCCCGGCCCAGCCCGAACTGGACAGCGCATCGTTTCATGGCATCGCTGATACCGCCCTTGATGGGTTCGATCCCGGTACGGCTGGCCCCATCGGTCTTGCGAACGATTTCGCCTTCGGGCAGTACGACGCTGATGGTACACAGGAATCCATCCTGTACTTCTTTGATGTCGTTATGCCAGCGGTCCCAGCCGAACTGATCGTCGAAACGTTGCATCACGCATCGGTTGGTGATGTATGGGACGACAATGATCTTTTTGCCGTCTTTGGTCTGACTCTGCACACGCCACTCAATTTCGTGCGTGGTGAGCGGAGCGGTAAGCGTCGTTAATTCCATAGGGGTATAAGTTGGCCCCGGCTTTCACCGGGGCGTTTGGTTAGTCGATAATCAGCCGGTCAGCGCGAAACGAACGCCAGTTGTCACAGGTCAGGTCGTAGTAGCGCACCACGAGCGGGCCGGGTTTGGTGGCGGGTTTGTCCGTTGCCGGTCTGGGGGCCGCTGCATTATAGCCCAGCGCGTACCGGACTTCCCCGTTCTCCTTGCGGTAGAAGAACCCCACGGCCTTGTAGCTCATCTGGATTTTCATCCGGACAGTCGTCCACGCCCGTTTCAGCGCATCGGCAAACTTGATTTTGGCTTCGCGCATCAGCGCCCAGGTCATCCGCAGCACATCGGCGCGGTCGGTGTTGGTGATTGGTACAGCTTTCATCGTGTCTTTATCTGGTTGGAATACGCTGTAAATATAGATAATAATATATATATCTGTCAAGTAAAGGGGGGGTAATTGACAGATAAAAAGTATTCTATTGATTATACGGTAGCAGGTATTTATAAATAGGTAATACAGTATATATATTTGTCATACTTCACCGTAACAACTTATCGTTTTGAGCGCCCCCACAGGAAACCAGTTCTGGAAGAACCGATCACGGCACGGCCGTGACCTTCTGTTTGGCTCACCTGCTGCATTGTGGGAGGCCGCAACCGAGTACTTTCAGTGGGTTGATGACAATCCCTGGATTAAGATCGAGCAGTTAAAGCGGCCGACTGTTTCGTATGATGAGACCGGAAAGCCGACCGTTCATGCCATTGCCGAACTCCCCACGGCACGGCCTTATACCCTAAAAGGATTCTGCTTATACCTGGACTGCGGGCATAACTATTGGGATCAGTTTAAGAAAGCCAAAGCCATCGACGATGATTTTTCGGTCATCATCTCGCGTATAGAGGACATTATCTATACCCAGAAGTTTGAGGGCGCTGCGGTGGGGGCGTTCAATCCGAGCATCATTGCCCGGGACCTGGGGCTGGCTGATAAGACGGAAGTCAAGCGGACCGGTACCCATGCCGTACGCCGGGATGAGGAATCCGGGGACATCATCATCGAAGAAGTCCATGATTAAGCTCAGGATCGACGGCCGGCTGTTTACGACAGCCTTTCGCAAATACCGGGCTGCGGTGCGAAAGGCCAAGCGCTTTGTCGTCTTCTTCGGGGCGGCCGACAGCAGTAAGTCGTATTCGGCCCACCAGGATCTGGTGCTCGATCTGATGACGGCCAAAGATGATATTCTGGTCGTACGCAAAAACAGCGCCCACATCCGGGAGTCCTGCTACAAACTGCTCAAGTCGATCATCATCGGCTGGGGGCTAGCCAGTCAGTTCGAGTTCTTCTACTCCAGCGACAAGCGGGAGATCGTCTACAAGGACACCGGCCACAAGATTGTCTTTACAGGCATCAACGACCCCGAGTCGCTTAAGTCGATCTTCGGCTTTTACCGGCTGCTGATCGAAGAAGCCAACCAGCTGGAATGGGAAGACTTTCTGGAGCTGAACCGGCGGCTTCGTTCGTCGCACTCGATTCAGATCATCATGCTGCTCAATCCGGTCTCTGAACAGCACTGGATCAAAGCCAAGCTCATCGACAACCCGGCCTATTCGGGCGACGTGGAGACCTGCCACGTGACCTACCGGGATAACGAGTACATCACCCAGCAGCGGGTCGACGAACTCGAACGGCTCAAAGACGTAGACGAATACCAGTACCGGGTGTATGTGCTGGGGCTGTGGGGCATCATCAAGCCCGACAATCCGTTTTTCAATAAGCTCGACCCCAACCGCCATTTCGGCAAGGTTATCTACGACCCCAAATCGCCGGTCTACGCATCGTTCGACTTCAATAAGATCAACAGCGTTACCATCCGCCAGAAGCCAAAGGGGGTGCCCCAGTTCGTGCGGGAGTTTCACCAGGGGGGCGAAGGGCTCGACCTGGACGATATCTGCAAGGAGATTACGTACCTGTATGGCCGCAACCACATTCTGGTAACCGGCGACGCATCGGGCAACCAGGGACGCAGCGAAACCAAAGGCAACCGATCAGCCTGGATGCTGATTCGGGGCTATCTGGCCCAGCACGGCGCCCGCTTTGTCAGCTACGATGCCGTGCCCTCGTCCAACCCGTCGCATACCGAAAGCCGGTTCGTCTGCAACGCGCTGATTCATCACTGGAAAGACGAGTTCAAGATCGACCGCGACAACTGCCCGATTCTGTGTAGCGACGTCATCCGGATGAAAACCAACTCGGACGGCGGCCTCGATAAATCTGACTGCGATAAGCACAACTACGGTCACGTCGGAGATTGTCAAAGATATGATTTATGTAACTTCGAGTATACTACTTTTAAGAGTTTGGGACATTATCAAAAGGGTAAATTATGATAGTCTACTTGTTTCTTTGCGTTATGTTTTGTAACTTGATGACTAATCAAACTATCAAGTTATGGCAACAGAAATACAGCTATACGGCGGCTATCGGTTTATCCGATACCCTGACAGCCCGAACCGTAGCGATCAGGTTTATTTCCGGGGTCACGTTAAAGTGGCTGGTAAATGGAAGAAGTGTTACCTACATCGCTACAAGTGGGAGTGCGAGTGCGGGCCAATACCCGAAGGCCATCATGTTCATCACAAGGATAACAATCCCGCAAATAATGAACTCAGCAATCTGGAATGTAAGCCACTTGCTGATCACATTTCAGGGCATTGGCACTCAACCCCCAATAAACACGAAGATTCCTTGTTGGCTTTACAGTCAGCTAAAGAGAAGGCTAAGCTTTGGCACTCTTCTAGAGAAGGGAAAGAGTGGCATAGTCAGAATGCAATCAAAAATGGCATTGGCACACACGACCGTATATCAATGTCCTGTGAGGTGTGCGGTCGTGCTTTCGAGGGTGTTTATCAGTCTCGGTTTTGCTCTAACGCCTGTCGCGCAAAGTATCGACGTATTAATAAGCTCGATCACGTGGAATGCACCTGTAAAAAATGTGGTAAGCTATTTATGGCTACTCGCTTTAAAATCCCGGACTGTTGCTCTAGGTCTTGCGGTGCTTCGTATAGGCACCTTAAATAACGCATACCCTTTTGTCTTGAAGCCAGCATTGCGCCCAGAAAGCGCGGTGCTGGCTTTTTTGCTAGGCGATTGTAAACGCTACGACCTATGCAACTTCGAGTATACCACCTTCAAGAATCTCGGACACTACCAAAAGCGATAACCCATCATGGACAAACCCCTACGTGAGTTCGTGCCCACTGATCAGGCTGATACGATCATCACGGCTGACAGCATCATAACTGACAACTCAGTCTGTGGCTACGAGTACGCAGACGGCAAATGCAAACGGACGGACTGCGATACGGTACAGTGTAAGAATGCGCTGGCTAAGCAGCATAAAGACTTGATTGACAAGTTTAATAAGCTGGCTGAAAAAGGCAGAAATCCGCTAACAGAAGAGCAGGCGGCTGAGATTGATGCATTGACCGAAGAAAAGCGCAAACTGAAAGATATGCTCAATAGCAATAGAGATCGCCTTGCAAAAAAACACGACAAGCCACTTTCCAACGCTGACGTCGTGATGCGGTGCGTTGACCTGATCATGGATTACATGCCCGATCATCCTAACAGTCAAATCGGCATGGCATTCGAGATTCAAGACCATGTACGCAATCGCTTGCGGTTGAAGGCGCAGCAACTGCGCGACCAATCAGACGCTATTCTCTCACAGGCCCGGGCATTCGATGCGGCCGCAACTACGCAATTCAATGGCTAACCCTTTCGACTCCCTAGTTGGTCTGCGCTCGATTACATCGGGCGAACGCTCCGTCTGGGTCAACGACGTAACCGGTATCTCGACCGAGTTGGTCAGTGCCGTATCCAACCCCGAAGACACGGACACGGCGGGCGTCTGGTCACGCGTCAACCGATCGGCCTACGATAAGCTGCTGTCGATTATCGAGGGCGAATTGGCAAAGGTGGCCGACTTCCGGTTCGTGATGGGTCAGACCATGCCGCCCGATGCCGTGAGCAATCCGGTTTCGGTTGGTGCGCCCGGACTGGAAGGGGCGGCACTCACCATTCCATACGAGAACTACAGCGCTATAACGGTCAACGAACTGCGGTTGATCAGCCTGACCGGCGACGATACCGAGACGACCGTCTATGTCTTCGACCTGCTGACGGGCCTGCAACTCAAAAGTCAAGCGGTCACCGTGTCGTATGGCTACAACGCTATCAGCCTGACGGATATACTGCTGCCCAACCTGTTCGGCGGTCGTGATCTGTTCGTGGGTATCGACGCATCAGCATTGTCGCTCCGGCAAATCGCTGACCGGTCGGGCCGCTGGGACGGCTCATCGTCGGGCTTCGACCTGCAATACGGCTACCTGCCCCTGACCGGCGACCGGAAGCGGGTAAACTTCACCCAGGCTGAGGGTATGATCTGGGTCGATGCCACCGTACGCTGTTCGCTGGACGATGTGGTGAAGAAGTACGCCAAATCGCTGGCGTGGGGCTATGCCTACCTGCTGGGTAGTATGCTGATGGCTGAGAAGCTGGCCAGCCCGCGCTTCAACCTGTTCACTAACACGAATAGGCTCTACACCGAGGAGCTGGAACCGAAGCTGATGGATGAAGCGAAATCCAGAATCCGAACCGTGTGCAAAACCATCCTGCGGGAACTACGCCAGACGCCCGCCCTGCAACCGGATAGTGATAGTCAGGCCGGGTATTTCAGCGGATCATTTGTGTAACCATGTACAAACTCGACACCGACGCGGACGATGTGTTTTCACGCCTGGAACGCCAGACGTTGGAAACGCATCGCTCGCTGGGTGACGAACTGCGGGAAACGGCTGTCGATGCGCTGGCGCTGATTCAGTTCAGAATCCAGCAGAAGGGCCAAAACGCTAGTGGTGTACAGATGCGAACGAAAGCCCTCTTACGCTCGGGCAGCTACTCGAAGGCCCATGCCAAACGACGCAGCGAACGGGGGCGGCAAACTGATCAGATTGATTTCACGCTGGACGGCGATCTGTTCAACAGCTGGAACGTGATCTACGCGGGTGACGACGTAGTGACAGCGGGCTTTCTGGATGATCGACAGGCCGATATTGCCAGCTACCTCGAAGATTACTTTGGGGACGCCTGGTATCTGAGTAATGACGAATACGACATCGTAATGGGTAATTTCTTTGGACGATTTTCTAACAGTTTACGAGGACGATGAAGCATCTGGCAAAACTACTATTGGTGATTGGGTTAGCTGTTGGCTTCTGGTACGTGCTGACCCTAAGGCATCCTCATCTAAAGGAAGGGTTTGGCTTGCTGATAACCCTTTTGGTGTTTGAAGACGGCATTGACTGGGCACTACGGGACTTAATTAAGCAGCAGAGAAATGATTGACGAAACGCTGGCAGCTATCAACGAGCGCATCGCGGCTCAGATCGACGCAGACCCTGACAATCTGGGCGTCTACGGCATTGCCGTGCCGGTTCAGGACCAGCAGGAGCGGGCTATAAGCCTGATGCTACTGGACGGAAGTAAGCGATTTGGTACGGATAGTCGTTTGCTGTGGCAGTCGGCGCATCTTCTGGACGGGGCGCAGCGGGTCAGTCAGCAGACGTGGGGCTCATTCTCGGACAACATCTATAACGTCCGGTTTATTCTGATCGGGCTGTCGAAGTCGGCGCTCGGTATGGAACTAGCGATGCGGGCGCTGGACGGGGTTTCGTACGTCGTGGTCGATGGTTATGAGAATGACACGCTGAACGTATTGAAGCGGTATTTCCGGGTGCGGGCTGATCAGGGCAAGAACTACGACCCGGCTACGTTTGCCTGGGCGATTCGCTACCACATTGAAGGGGTGACGGATGACGACTACAGCCAGCTACCGACCGAAGAGCAGATAGCCCAGCTGCCCATCCTGGCGCCGGTCGATGAGCCGGATACCCCGCCCGTCGTGCCGTTCTCCAACGTGACCGACGTACCGGCGTACCTGGCCGAAAGTGAGCAGAATCAAAAGCTCACGCTGGACACTATCGCCACCTATGCCCAGGCGCAGGAACTGGCCGAAGACGGCGTAGCAGCCGCCTACATCATCACCAACGACGAACAGTTTGGCTCCAGCCTGACGATCTGGAACGGTAGTGAGTTTTCCGTCTTACCCCTTATCCCCCGAGCAAGAACCGACAATGGCTAACATTGGATTTCCCGTAACTGTACTGAATGAAGAGATTGCTGTCCGGCTGCGGGGCAGTCTGCAAAGCATAGATTCGTACATCCGGCGCGAATACATCTACCACGGCATGGAGATGTCGGGTACGGTGATTGTTCCGACAACGGGCTCGGTGGGTATCACCACGGTAACGCTGGTACCGACTGAATGCTTTATTCCAGCGGGGGCTACGTTTGCCGTAGCGGGCGGGCGGGCCACGGCGCAGCTTCAGTACATGGCCGGGCCGTTTAATCCAAACCCAGCATCGGGCACGTCGGCGACGTCGCACCGGCTGCCCCTGCTGAACGCAACCGGCAACATCAACCTGACCGGCACGGTCTTTACCCCCGGCTCAAACATTCCCTTTACACTTCGCAACGGCGACGGGGTCAGCCAGATTGAGGCTACCTGCAACATTGCCGGGGCCCGCATGACGGCCGATTTGAACTTCGGGGCCGAAAAGGTAATCCTCTGGATGGGCGATTCCGTGACGCGGGGCAGTGCGATGGGCGGCAACGCCTATGCCGACTGGAACAACATTCTAACCGCCGTCAGTCCCAGCGATCACTTCGCCTTTCAGGTCCGGGATTATTTCCGCGACCTGGGTATCGACTGTCGGCTCGTCATCAAAGCCATGGGTAGCTACACGTCCCGGATGTTGGGCTACTGGCTTCGGAATGGCTGGGCCGATATTGATCAGGCCGACATTATTTTCTGGCAGCCGGGCATCAACGACGCGACGGTGGGCACCACGGATGCTCAGTGGCACGAGGAGATCAACCGGGTTATCGTCTGGCGCAATCGGCGCTTTCCCAAAGCCCCGTTGGTACTGGTCGGCCCAACGCCCCTTAACAACGGTACGGCCGAAAACCGACTGGCAACCCTTCGCGGCATTAAAGCCACTTACGCCAACGCGCAAGCCAACATCTATTATCTATCGCTGGGCAGCGCGTTTGACCGCACCGTGCTATCGAACTACACCGGCAACGACGGCACACACCCCAACATCGCTACCAATCTGCTGGTAGGCAACGCCATTAAGTCGTGGGTAAACGCCAATAATTTCCGATTCTAACCTATGCACCCATCTTTCAAACAAGCCCTCGACGCCCAACTCATCGAGCCCGCCCTGTTCCGGGACGGTAGCCCGTTCGTCCTCAACGGCAAAACCTACTACCAGGCCAAAGACGGCGGTATCAGTATGCTCATGGGCCGGTTTCACGCGTTCGGCGATACGCTCAAACGGCACGATACGCTGAAGCTCAACGAAGAGTTGCTGGTTGCAGCCCTGACTACGTTCGGGATGCTGTTTCGACGCATCCGGGCGCAGCTGACACTCGACACGGAGCAAGTACTCGATGCTTGTGGCGAAGGGCTGACGCTACTCGACCGGCTGGAGCAGCGTAGACTACTCGGGGCCGACATCTCGCAGGTGTACGACATCGCCAGTATCTGGTATTTCAGTGAAGACGAGAACCCGGGTGTCGTGGACAGCGAGATCAATCGGAAAAAGATCATCGAGTGGACCAGCAGCGATACGGCGGGTGAATTGTACGATTTTTTTTTGAACGCGCCGTTGGCCCAATTCATACCCTTACCCGCGCTCTTAGACACAAGTATCCAGAAATCTATGACGGAACTCAATCAAACGTCATTGCTGGACTGGAGCATCACCCTCTTGCGATCGAAAATGAGTGGAGCAAGTCAAGAGACGATCAGCATTATCGAATCGCACAGGGCGACCCTTTTCGCCTACGATACCTTGCTGACGCAACTGTCGAGCAGTACCACGACTACTGTTCAGCCTGGCTAAGAAGCCAGCCCAAAGAGAAAGCCCGCCCGGCCGTCGAAGCCCAAGAAGTAGAGTAAGCATACCCGGCGCATGGAGCGCAAATACCCGGTCAGCTAATCCCTGACAAAGCCAATTGCCAACCGTAACAAACCTTACTGGCTGTGTCTGACCGTAACGAAAACGTCCGGCTTCGTATCGAAGCCATATCCGAGCTGCCCACCGTGGCGCTCCAGTACCGCGAATTGATCGACCTCCAGCGGTCCATGCTCAACGTGGCCGCCCAGTCGCAGGCGGTAGCCGCTGCCAACTCGGCCAGCGAAATCAAGGCCATTAACGCGGTCACCGCTGCGCTGAAAGAGCAGCAATCCCAGCACAAGAAAACCTCGGATGATGCCAACGATTCGGCGAAGAAGCTGCAAAACTCATTCGATGAAGTCGGCAAGAGCGTCCGCAACTTTCAGACGCTGATCGCCACGGCCTTTACGCTCAACGAGATCAAGCAGTTTGGCATGGACGTCATTGACGCCAAAACCAAGATCGACCAGTTAAAGATCTCGCTCGACGTGATGCTGGGCAGTAAGGCGGAATCGGCGAAGCTGTACGCGGAGATGGTCACCCTGGCCAAACAGACGCCGTTCTCACTCGAAGAAGTAGCCGAAAACGTCGTCAAGCTCAAAGCGTACAACATTGCGACTAACGACCTGATCCCAACGATCACGAGCCTGGGTAACATCGCTGCGGCCGTGGGTAAGGAAAAGCTGCCACAGCTCACCCTGGCCTACGGTCAGGTGATGAACTTCGGCAAGCTCATGGGTACGGAACTCCGGCAGTTTACCGAAGCGGGCGTACCCCTGTTTGATTTGCTGGCCACGTCGATGGGCAAGACCCGGGCCGAGGTCATCAAACTCTCGGAGGAGCATAAAATTATGGCCAGCGACGTCCGCAAAGCCATTATGGATGCGTCCGAAGCCGGCGGCAAGTATTACAATCTCATGGCCCTGCAAGCCAAAACGCTGGGGGGTGAGGTGTCGAACCTCGGCGATACGTTCTTCGTGGCCAAAGGCCGGGTCGGTGACTTTTTCGAGAAAGAACTAAAAAGCGGCATTCGTACCCTGGCTGAGTTCATGACGGCCACCGTCGGCAGCAACTCGGCGATCAACCGAACGATTGACATTGTTTTGGCTGCGGGTTCGGCGTTTCTCACCCTGTCCGTAGCGACGCGGGCGCAGGCGGTAGCGTCCACGGCCCTGATGGCAGTCGAGACCACGAAGAACGTGCTGTACGGGGCCTACCTGATCCTGATGCAGCGGCTTACCCAGGAGCAGATTGTGTACACGGCCAGCCAGACGGCCGCTACGGCTGCAGCCCGGGGCTTCGGGGCTGCGCTGGCGGCTAACCCCATCGGCGCTATTATCACGGCCGTGGGTCTGCTAACGACTGCCTACTACACCTACAAAGCGGCTACCGATGAGGTAACCACGGCGCTGGGTGAGCAGGAATTACAGCTAAAGACCGAACAGGCTGAACTCAACGCACTGACCCAGGCCGCCATGGACGCGGCTATCGGGACGAAGCAACGTACCGATAGCATCAACCTGCTCATTCAGAAATACCCGCAATACTTTCAGGGCATCGATGCCGAGAAGGTCAGCAACAACCAGCTGAAGAATATTCTTGATACGGTCAACGGCAGTTACCGGACGCGGATCGAGCTGGCCCGGCAGGCCTACAACCTCGAAGGCCTGGCCACCCAGCAGAAAGAACTGTTCGAAAAGGAACAGGCCTTCTTCTCGGGTCTGCCCAAAGAAATCAGCGTTCAGTTCGGGGGCGACATTCAGAAGTTCGTCGCGGCTCTGGAAAACGGGGGCATCGTGGCAGCCAAACTCAAACGGCAGCTGGAAGACACGGCCACCGGGGGGGCAGCCTTTTTCGGCGCTGCGGCTAAATCGATCGTTGGCGAGTTTCAGGACGTGGAGAAGAAGTACACGGCCGGCAATGCCAGTATGCAAAAGTCAGATGACGACCGGGTAGCCGCTGCGATCAAGGCTGAGAACGCTCGTCACGAAGCGGCATTGGCAGGCATGAAAAAAGGCAGTGCCGCCCTGGCTGCTGAGCAGAAACTACACAATGACAACATTGCCAAGATCAACGGCACCTTCCGGGAGGCTGAACTAAAAAACGACGACGATCACGCCGAGAAAACCAAGCAGATTACCCTGCTTTCTCAGAAACAACAAGCGGTCATACTTAAGGAGGGCTATCAGGAGACATACGCTCAAAAGCTGGCCTATCTGGATGCCGCCGAAAAAGAAGAGCGGGATGCAGCTACCAAAGCTGTTGTGTCGGTCAAAATCACGGCAGCAGAGCGCAAGGTGTTAGAAGAAAAGGCAGCAGCCGAAATCCTGCTAATTCATCAGAAGTATACAGCCGAGCGGATGAAGCTCGCCGAGCAAGAACGTGAACTGTTCAGCCGGTCAATCGACGTTGATATTTCAGCCATACAGAAGAGAACCGACAAGGAGGTGACCTCCCTCAACACCCGCGCACAGGGCATTAAGGCAGTTGCCAAAGATTACGAAGAAACCGAAAAGCGTATCCAGCAACTCCGGGAAGAAACCTCGAAGGTCGTTCAGGAAACCATAGAACTCGAATTTAAAAGCCGCAAGGAGGTCTTTTCGATTGCCATGGATATGCTGTCCCGGCAGGGGGGGCTGATTGGTCAGGCATCGGGAGGCATAAAGGCCGCGTTCGAGAACTTCAATCAGCTGGCCGCCATGGGCAGCCTCATCAGCCAAAAAACCGTTGATGACGCCAGAACCAACCTTGACTTAGTCAAAGCCCTCCACGAAGACGGTAATAAGCGAACCACTGAGCAGGTAGCCGTTGCCGAAAAAGTATTGGCCGACCTGGAAAAGAAAAAAGCCGGGCAGGATGTGCAGACAAGGGAAATGGCTACCAACCTGGTAAACCTGTTGATTCAGGTTTCCACCATGCTGTTTACTACCCTGAACAAAATGCATGAGGATACCTATAGGGCCATATCCTCAGCCATGGAGTCAGCGATTGATATTAACCGGGAGTTCTACGACATGACCATAGAAATGGAGCGGGATGCATTCGACCGCACCCTGGAGGACTTCAAAGGTAATTACAAGGAAAGGGAGCGGATTGTCGAAGACTTTTTCGACCGCCAACGGGAATTGGTGGATAGTCGCGACACCATGGAAATGCTGTTAGGCCAAACCCTGTCGTACTCGAATGCTTTACTGGAAGCCGGGCGGGATACCGGGTTTACCCACAAGAAGTACAAAGAGGCCATGGCTCAGGCCGAAATTCAGATCGAGAAAGATAAGTTTCTCATGCTTCAGCAAATGATTATTAATCAGGCTGAAATTGATCGGGAGGAAGCCGAGGTAACCCGCGACCTGAAATTACAGGCCCTGCAAGATGGGCTCGACGCGTTCCGGGATGCGACGGATCAGGAAATTGATATGCTCCGCGACAAGGCCGATGTTGCCGAAGACCTCATCAATCAGGAGAAAGACGCCAAGATTGACGGCCTGAAAGCACAGCTTGATGCAGCCAAAGAATCCTACCAGAAAGAAACCGACGCGGTTAAGGAGGCTTATGACACCCAAATCGAAGCCCTTCGACAGAAGCAGAGCGACGAAGAAACCGCTTTGCGGGCCACGTATGACCTGAAACGGCAACTACTCGACCAGGCAACCAGCGACGAAATCGAAGCAATCGTAGTCGTTGACCGACTGCGAAACGAAGCGGTCGAACGCTACCGGGTTGATGAAGTGGCCCGAATTACAGCGACCCGCGACCGGATATTAGCTACCCTGACCGACGAAACCGAACGGGCCGCCGTGATTACGGAATTTGACCGGCAACTTAAAAACCTGCACGATGAGGTAGAGCAGGCCAAACTCGATAAGTCGAAAGGGGTCAGCATCGCTACCAAGCAGCTCAACAAAGAGAATAAAGAGAATGCCGAACAGCTTAAGCAGGAAGAGAAAACGACCATTGAGCAGCTTGAAGATGATTATACGACCAAGTTCAAGAAACTGGCCGATGATCGTGACCAAAAGCTCGATGAACTAAAGAACCAGCAGGTAACGCGGGAAAATGAGCTGAAAGATCAAATCAAAAAGATTGAGGAAACCTCCAAAGCTGAGATTGAAAAAATCCGCAAAGACCTGAAGAACGAAACTACCCGACTACAGAATGAAATAGAGCAAAAGGAGCGGGAGGTTGCCTATAATAAGAGTATCGCCAATGCTGAGTACGCTGTTGCTGTCAATGCCTCCAACCGGGCCATATTCGAGGCTAACAAGCGGATGAAGATTGCCGAGTTGCAGGCTGAAATTGCTGTTTTGAACTCCAAGAAAAACGGCTTCAACAACGGTAAAATTATAGAAGCCGTCGGGCAAATAGAAGGGGCTATAGCCCAGATCAATAGCCTTGATTACAGTTCTGGTCCTATCGTGACGCCAGGAGGTAACGCGCCCCTGCCACAATCCTACGTACTGGATGGAGCCGAAAAGGATAAGCCTTACTCTGGCAACTATCCGTATTTCGACAAAAGCGGCAACCGGGTCGAAATATCATACACCCCTAAAAACAAGATCATTACCGTTTACGACGCCGACGCAAAACAGGTGCAGATCATGAACGCCGATGGGTACGTACCAGCGACCGGCGAACGCTTTTTTAAAGGTACGCCCTACGTAGACCTCACCGGCAAATATAGAAACGGTGTCGATACCGTACCGGCCTGGCTAACCAGAGGTGAGCGGGTTATGACCGTAGACGAAAACAAGGATATGGCGGGTCTCGAAAATAAGGAGGTAGTCGAGCGGGTGAAATTCTATGATAGGCTGTCAGCAGCCTTTCCTCAGATGCTCGACCCGACCCGATGGAGCGACATTGCCAATTCCAGTATACGACTACCGGATTATGTTATGAACAGCCAGGGCGGTACGTCCATCGACCTGACCGAAGTAAACCGCCGACTCGATCAGCTCAACCAGACGATCAAGAATAAGAAAGAAACCAGCCTGCTGATCGATCAACAGGGCTGGCGCGTGGGTGAGCGCACCGCCCACAGCAAAACCACCCACTACGACCACCTAATCAACCGCTAACCTATGGCTAACAAGGTTCAAAAACTCCCCGGCGCGGCTACCCGCTACTTTGTCGAAGAGCCCCTGATGATGGTATCCATCGGCGAATTTGAACAGATGGTGCAGCACATGAACAGCATGACCATGATCGGGCAGTACCCTGAAAAGCAGGCCAACACCCTTAAGCAGCAACATCGACTGTATATCGAAAAGGCCCGCAAACTGCTCGATCAGGCCAAAGCACACTATAAGATCAAAAACTGATGCTGAGCTACTTTCTCGATGGCCAGCCCTGCCCGGGGCCGCTGAACATGGACGGGCTCACCCTCCGCAAAGGGCGAAGCCGAACGTTCTGGGGGTTTTTGTATAGAAAGCTCGGCTACGTCGACGGGCTGAGCGATCTGCAGTTCACCGATGACGAATCGGTCGAGTACCTCAGAGCCGTCTTCGCTCAGCACAGTGTACAGGGCGAAACCACGTTCCGAATCGACGAAGACGGGCAGACGGTATACGACGGCTCGATCGACTACACCCGCTACCGCTTCGACGGGCGTAACGTATCCATTGCCCTGACCGATAACCGGGCGGTCGTCGATCTGGAAACGGCCGCGGCCAGTGTGCTGGGCGTAATGCCCAGCGAGACGATCAGTTTACACGCGCACCGGCTGGGCGGCTTACCCCAACTCGTGACCGACCCCAACGCGCTGACGGTCCAGCGATCACAAACCGGCTCATTCCCGATCACCCACGGCGTACCGTTTACGAAGCAATCGGACACCGACGATACCGTGCAGGGCACACTGGCGGCCGTGATCGTGCCGACGCTGTCCGATCCAATCTATTACAACACGACGGCCAAAGAACAGATCGTGCAACTAACGGGTATTGTCTCGGTCACGGCCAGCGCCAGCACCAGCGTAACGGCGACGCTGACGGCCGTAGCAAAGGGCACCGAAAACGAAGCGGTTCCCGTCGGTCGCTACGCCATTACCTCGACACCCGCCCAGTACGATATCGTTGTCAACGTCCGACTGCGGGTATTGCCCGGCCAGTCGCTCAAACTCGAATGGACGGGCAGCGGCAACGTCAACCGCTACGTGTTCGCCTACAACGACGCGACCCGGCTCAGCGTGACGGACGAAAACTACCCGGCCAGCATCGGCTACGGCCTGAACGCGCACAGCCTGTTTGCTCAGCTGGTCAGCCAGTCGAGCGGGGGTAAACTCTCGTTTTTCAGCCAGCACCTGACCGATAACCCGGTATTCATCGCCAACGGCGCGGGCGTTCGGGGGCTACAGCGGCCCATGCCCGTCAGTCTGGCGGGCCTGTACACCGGCCTGAATTGCCTGATGAATCTGCAGCTCTGGGTCGATGGCGACACAGTGTACCTCGAACCCAAGGACCAGGCCCCGAAAGGTAGCTACCGGATCGAGGAACTGCTGAGCCTGACCGAGACCGTAGCGACCGACTATCTATACAACAGCGTCCGCGTTGGCTATACCGACTGGCGTAGTGACGGGACGCTGAGCAACGAAGAGATTAACGGGCAGCGGCAGTACACCACCAGCATTACGACGGTTCGCAGTGAACTAAATCTGCTCTCGGAGCTGATCGGCGCATCGGCCCTGATTGAGCAGCAGCGACGCAAGCAGTTCGATCCCAAACAGGGTGGCTCCGGTAAGTCCGACGCCCTGGACGATCGACTTTTTGTCATCGCAGCGCGTCCCACCACCGGTACCGACTACGTGGCCGAACGGCTCGAAGCGGTCAGCAGCCTGTCGGGGCCGAGTGAACCCGAAACGCTCTACAACCTGCGGTACACGCCCGCCCGCAACCTGAGCCGGTTTTTAACCTGGCTGTCCGGATCCGGAAGCCTCACCCTCGACACGCAGCAGGGCAGTACCAACCTGATGGCCACGATCAATAACCAGCTGATCGACGAGCGGGCTGGACTGGACGCGGTATTGACGGCCCCGATGCGGATCGATCTGGAAACGCCGATGACGCTGGGTGAGTTTGCCAGCCTGCCCGATGAGATCGAATACCGATCGGGCCCCACCTACAAAACTGCTATCCTGCTCGACGCCAGCTGGCGCAAAACCGCGACCGGCGCGACTGCAACCCTTACACTCCTGCAACGATGAACCCATTCGAGAATCTACTGCGCTTTTTTCCCGTATTTGACAACGGCGTCGATCGGCCCCGCAACCTCGACGCACCCGACAGCCGACACGCGACCCTGCCCGTTGTGGCTGGTGACAGCCTGCGGTTTCTGATGCCCATCGCCGATTGTCGCAACCTCGACCCGGCCCGGCTGGCGATTGGTCTGCGGCTGCGGTCGGCCACGACGGACACCGGCACCCTCTGCGGCCGGGTTCGCAAACAGGCGGCTGAGTCGTACACGGAAATCCGGCTGCGGGTCACCCAGGCCCCGACCGCCGGTACCTACAAACAGTTTTCGCTCATGCTGGGCGATAAGCCGGTGCTGGGCACGTTTCGCGGTCAGCAGACCGATCTCGACGACTACCTGAACGCGCTGGTTACCCACTACCAGAACTACCCCTACGCAACCGTGCATTGCGACCGAAGGGGTAACGATCTGCGGCTGCGGGTGTTTCCCAACGACCGGTTCCGGCTCAACGGCGAAACGCTCACGGTTGGCCTGGGCACGGTGCGCGATCAGAACGACAACAGCCCCAGCCTGACGGCCCAGAAGACCGGTACGGTAGCCGTAGCTGCCCAGGACTGCTACACGGTCGAAGTCGGCAGCGACATTGCGCCGGGTAACGTCTTTACACTGGGCAGTCAAACCTACACCGCCCGGGGCAGTGAGAAGCCGGCGGACATCCTGACGGCGCTGGGGGTGTCGGGTGATAAAGTGATTGTGCCGACGGGGCAGAACCTGACGGCCACGGCGGTAGCAAGCAGCGAAACGATCACCAACACCAACCGGCCGACCATCAGTTTGCTCTACGACAGCAATTCGGGCGGCAATGATCTGTATATCGTCAGCATCGGCGCTGACTTCACGATAGGCAACGTCTACCAGATCAGCGCGTCGGGCATGACGACGCGGTCAAAGACCGTAACGGGCACCGATACCAAGGCCAGCATCGAAGCCTTTTTAAACAATACGGGCGGCAAACTGGCCGTACCCGCCGGATCCGTACCCACCGGCACGGTCGCTACCGGCACCCAGCCCAAAATCAACACCAACAGTCCGTCGATTCGCTTTTCGGACAAAGTGGACCTGCCCGCGCACAGTGAAGACCAGTACCGCGTTTTTGTCGGCGGCAGCATCGCAGCGGGCAACGGCTACTCCCTCACGATCGGCAGCGAGACCACCACCGTAACGGCGGTCAGTGGCGATACCCCGGCCAGCATCGCGGCCCGGCTGGGCTACACGGCCCACCCGTTCAGTTTGTCGGTCGACGCCGGTACGTCGGTCATTGCCCTGGCCCGAAAAGGCCCGAAGTGGGCAGCGGCTAACATCGCCAGTATTAACCTGCTGAGCGTACAGACGCTGAAGAATCTGAACCGGGTGGCCGAAGTGGTGATTCCATCGCTGGCCGTGGGTGAATACCAGTTGACGCTGTACGACACGCAGGGGCCGACGGTCATCGGGCTGAGCAATCCGCTGACCCTGCAAACGGGCAAGCACGAAACGGCCCTCGTTCGGTTCGGGGGCATGGGGCCAGTGATGGGCTTCGATTACTACGAAGACGGGCTGATGCAGCAGTTGCGGCTACCGGTGTACGTCGATGCCGGGCAACTGCGACAGGAGGAAAATATCTACCGGACGCTGGATAATCAACCCGTCCGGTCGAGCGCCCGGGCCTACACCGCCCGGCGGCTCACCACCCGGCTGGCGGGCGAAGGCTTTCACCGGGCGATGTATATCGCACTCAAGCACCCGTTTCTTTACGTAGATGGTAGCCCCTACCGCCAGGAGGGCGACTATACCCCAACCCCCCCCCAGGGTAAACAGCGAAAATCACAGGCAACGGCTTCGTTAGTGGCTATTCGGGGCTGGGATTATCAACTCGACCGGAGGGGTAGCGACTCTTCACAATCAGCGACTTACGCGCTCATTACGACATTGACGGGACTCGATGGCTTGTGGATGGCCGCTAAACGACTGAGTTTCGTACAGCCAATTGCCGAAGGCAGTAGCCTACCGGCCGCCGACTATTCCCTGCTGATCCGATGCGGACCCGATAAACTCAGACTAACCATCGCCGTCAACGGCTACCGGGCGTATACAGCCTTGCTGACGCCGGGCCGACTCAATCGAATCGACGGGGTCCGTTTATCGCCGGGCAGGATCAGTTTACTGGCGGAAGTCGTCAGCCCCACGGTGATCAGCTGGACAGCCGATACCTACAACCCGCAACTGGCGGACGTAGTGGCCACAACGGTAGCGACGCAGGTACGGCCGGGCGACTTTAACGCTGACTTTAACAGTGATTTCTCCAAACTATGACGTGGGCTGAGATACGGACCTGGGTAAATACAAAGATCACCTCGAACGGGGCGGGTCTGATTGATGCCACGGCTGTACGCACGGCGTTTGTGGAACTCATCACCAACACGGAAGGAGTCGTAACGACCTGGCTAAAAGTCGGCACCGCCAACACGCCCGCCAACAACACCGACGATACCTACCGAACCGGTAAACTCATCGTCGGACGCACGACCGACAACGGAACCGGGGCGTCCCTTCAGACCCAGGGTAGTATCCATTCCGAAGCCGGCTATTTCGCGCCGAATGCCGATGGCTCACTGCCGCCGGTCGTCAACAGTCCGGGCAATTCCCTGATGCGTCTGCTGGCCAACTGGATTTCCGGTCAGTCGGATCTGGCTTTCGTAAATACCAATACAGCCAGTTCCGGATTCACGTTCTGGCGAATGGTCAACAGTTCCAGCAGGCAATTGCTGCTGACTCTTCGGGCTGGATCGGTAGGAATAGGAATCGATAACCCACTCGAAGCGCTGGACGTGGTAGGTCGGGTCCGGTCGCTGGGAGTCGTGTTTTCGGGTAATGCGCCCACGATCGCAACCGGCCCGGGCCTGGGCACTTCGCCCGTTGCCACGCTCGGCACCAATAGTGTCAATATGGCTGGGCAGCTAACCATTCGGTCTGGTGGCTCACCAACAGCCAATGCCGTCCTGGCAACGGTTACGCTCAGCGCGGCCAACAGCCGGGCCGTTCGGGTTCTGGCGACCCCGGCCAGTTCGGCCGCGGCTTCCAACACCAACCGAATCTGGTTCGAGGGCTCTACGACCGGCTTTACCGTTCGGTCCGGGTCAACGGGCGTCGATACCGGTGTTGATATCGTCTTTAACTACTGGCTTGTATTCTGATGACGAACGAAGAGTTGACCGGGCTGGGCCTGGTCGTCAGCGAAACGGGAGCAATAAAAGGCGTTGATCTACCGATCAGCCCGGGCGTACTGCTGGCGGCTGGCTACGGGCGCCGGGTGCGGCTGTGCAGTCTGACCTTCGATCAGGACCTGGAAATGACGGCCATTTTCGAGCGCTACATCGTGGACGAAGCGGGCAACGATCTGTTCGCGCAGATTCAGGCTGACCAGAGCCTGCACCCCACGGCGCAGCGGGAACGGCTGATGATGCTGCAACCCATTCAGATACCCAAAACCACCCGGGGCGCGTTTCGGTCGGCAACAACCGGCGCGGTCGTGCCGGATACGGACCCGGCCGCCATTTCTGAACTACAGTTTTTCCAATCGCTGGCGCTGGTGCATTTGCAGGCGCAGGGCCTGCCCCTGACGGGTAGTGAGCCCTACGTACTGGTGGTGTATCTGATGCTGGCCAATATCATCCGCGAAAAGGACGCGCTGGGCGAATTCTGAATGCAGCCGATCGTCGTTCGATACCGCGAAGAAGACCCCAAAGGCGACCGCTTTGAAGTGGTCCAGCCGATCGACTTCGATACGGTAGCGGGTCCGGTTCGGGTGCCCGTGGGCTACGTGACCGACTTCGCCAGTTCGCCCATGTGGCTGTGGAGTCTGGTGCCGCCCATCGGGCCAGGTTGCCGGGCGTTTCTGCTCCACGATTACTGGTATGACAACCGACTGTTTGAACAAACCTCGGGCGAATACCGGGCGCGGCTCATGGCTGATGATGCGCTGTACTACGCGCTGTGCGAACTGCAGCCGAAGCGCTGGTTCTGGAATTATCTCATATACGCGGCTGTGCGCCTGTTTGGCCGGTCGTGGTGGATTAACTAATACTATGGCAAAGACCGAGAAAGAAACCGAAGAAAAGGCGACACCGAAAGCCATCGGCCTGACGCAAGTGAGCCAGGACAACGATAACGGCATTGTCGTGTTCGACACCAACGCCGACGATGGTACGGGCTTTACGGCCGTCATCAACGGGCATAAGGTGAAAGCAAACGCCCAGAACGGGCAGGTCTGGTTTTACGCCGGGGCATCCATCGGCACAACCCCCGTCATTAGCCTGGTATGATCACCGCCGAAATCACGGCCGGAGCCGTCAACAACTCGACCAGCGTCACGGTCACAGCGTCCGTAGCCAACGGTACGATCGTGGTCGTGTACCGGGGCGGGTTCTGGCTGGGCGAGGGCGTGATTGCGTCGGGCGTAGCGACCGTGCCGGTGCTACAGCTGGCAACGGGCGACATCATTCAGGCCAGCGTAAACGAACGCGGCAATCAGGCGGGCATTCCGATTCCTGTCGAAGCGGGCACGACGCAGCCGACCGGCTGGCTCGATCCGGCTTCGGTCCGGGTAACGAACCCCAACGGCACATCGACCGACTATACGGCGTCGGGCTATACCAGCACGTTCGGCGAACAGGTCGGCTCGATCTACGACCCCGCCGGTTCGGGTCTGACAACGACCCCGCCCGAATACGAACCGGCCGATCAGGTCGAGCTGGGCTTCGACGTTAGCGTGACCATGCAGCCGGGCCAGACCTCGCTGCTGGTGATTCCCCGGTCGAGCGAAGGGATTCTGGTGGGTTTCAACGGGGGGGCGCTGGGCAGCAATGCCCCGTTTACCGTCACGGCGTCGGGTAGCGTGGCTGTCGCTGTTAAACGCGACGATTCGCCGGTGACGCTCAGCCGGACGGTATCGGTCACGGTGCTACCTGCTCCGGAAGTCGGCACCCCATCGGCGGGTGACATTACCAGCTACGCCTACCGATTGTATGAGGGCTCCAACAACGTGAACGTGTTTATCAACAGCGCGAAACTCTGTCAGGCCCGTTTGAACGGCGATAGCTGGGTAACGGCCAACTTTTACGGGTCACGCTACCAGGAAGTGGCCTACAACGCCGTACCCGGCGGAACGCATCTGGTCGAGATTCGGGTGAACGGCGATACGACGGCGGCCAACTGGAAATCGATGACCCTGATTGTCTAATTGTATCACAACTGTAACTACGTAAATAACCATGTCGACGCTTAAAGATTTTCTCTCTGACCCCTACGCAACCGGTGCCCCGCTGCGGACGCCGGCTACGGGCAAAAAGTTGCCCAAGTCCAACTACATCGGCCTTGTGCTGGTACCCAAAAACACGCTGCCCGATATCGGCTCGGCCACGACGTTCACGCCCCCGGGCGGCGGGTCGGCGGCTCCGGTCACGACCAGCAACATAGTCTCGGTGCTGATCGCGCTGGCCATGAACGGGCAGGCGTGGGCGTTTGGCAACGGTACGGTCATTGGCAAACGCGGCAAGTTCGTTGAAGACAAAGAGCCGCTGGTCTTTGGCTCCCGCCGGACCGCGCGGCCCACGGGTGAGGGCGAAGAAGACTTTGATTTCCAGTTCAAGTACTTCTACATGAACCGGATGTTCTTCAACCAGCTGCGCTACAACTTCACCGAATACGACGTCTACGCCTTTACCGACCGCTCGGTCGAAGTGCTGCGCTATGACGTGGTTGAGCCGGTATTTCATACCATCAGCGACGAAACCACCGGCTCCAACAACGCGGAGATCGTGGGCGGCTTCATGATCAAAATCGGGGGCGACGGGCAGGTGATCCCGAACTTCGGCGACTTCGAAAAAGCGTTGGCGGCTTCCAACTTCAAATACACCTTCGCAGCTCCGACCGTAACCGGTACCGGCCTGACGGCATCGCTCGGCGGTACGGTGATCAACAAAACCTCGGTTGGGTCGGGCACCATCGCCAACGCACCCACTCAGACGGTAGTTGCCGGTACGCTGGCCTACACGCTGGCGCTTAAATCGGGCGCGGCCCTGCCGGCTAACCTCACGATCGATACCGCAACCGGCATCGTTACCGTCGGCGCCGGTCTGGTGGCTGGCTCCTACGATCTGGTGGTCGGCTGCGAGAACAAAACCGGCACTCTGGGTGAGTACAGTTTCAAGCTGATTGCCGCCTAATTCCCTTTGTGGCTGAGCGGGAATACCGCCCGCTCAGCCATTTCTTACCCATTACCTACCGTACCCATGCTGGACTTCAATAGAGACATTGCACCGTACCTGAGACTAGGGGCCGACAAACGACCCTCGGCGCAGCTACGTCATACGTTCTATACGGCCAGCATCGACCACCGGGACCACCTGCGCCGGGTGTTTCGCAAGAGCTACCCGATCTATCTCGACCTCAACCGCCCGAAAGAGCAAAAACAGTCTAAAGCCTATCGCAAACTAATTTACCGCAACCCCTTCCGGGGCATGAAAACGCGGCTCATCGAAACGCTGGACCACATCCGGCAGGCCGATGATTTCGCGGTCGTGTTCCCCGACGATCAGCGCCGGAGCCAGCAGGCCGCCGACACCCTGCAGGCCTACGTCGAACAGGGCTTTAGTGGCGACGGCTCGGCCCTCGACTGGTTCTGGAAGCGCGTCCGTCCGCTGTACGTCAACGACCCCAACGCGGTCATGCTTGTACTGCCCGCTGAGCAGCCGTTATCCGACACCCAGCGGGTCGAACCCCGGGCGTTTCTGATTCCGTGTGAGAACGTCTACCAGCACCGGCGCGGCAAATTCGCCGTACTCGAACTGACCGAGCGGTCGACGGTGACGTATGCTGACAAGCGCATTAAAGAAGACGGCCGGATACTGGTCTTTATCGATCACGAAACGTACGCCATCGCCCGGCAGGTAGGAGAAGAGAAAGTACAGGAAACCGGTAAGCTTAACTACACCTGGGAGATTACCGGCTTGCAGGAAATCGTGACCGAAGACGGGCGGCAAGCGCTGTCGTTTCGGCCCCCGCTCCACGGTTGCCCCGAAATGCCGGCCGTCAAACTCGGCAAGCAGCAGCAGGACGAAGCGGAGGAAAGCCGGACCGGTCAGGTCGAGCGGCTGAAACGCTACGAGTCGGAAGACCCTTTGGAGGAGTTCTACGAGTCGGTCCTGTCGGATTCGCTGCCCCATATTGAGACGGCCCAGCAGATCGAAAACGATCTGGCGGTCGAGCGCAACTTTCACGTGAGTTCGCAGGAATGGCGGTACATCACCAAGCGCTGCCCGGACGAAAAGCACACTGAAAACCCCTGTATCGGCGGCTTCAAAACCGTTCGCGGGGCTGATGATCACCTGAGCGGACTGGTAAAGTGTACGACCTGCCAGGGCACCGGCATGGATCACAGCGGGTCGGGTACCGAAATCATTGGCGTAACGCCCCCGTCAGCTACGACAATACAGGACGAGGGACGGCCGACCAACCTGCCCATCCCTCCCGGCGGCTTTATTCCCCGCTCGATCGAGCCGTTAACCAAGTTCGTCGAAGAATACAAACGGCAGAAAGCCGAAGCGTACGCGACGATCAACATGCAGTTTCTCGAAGTGACGCCGACCGATCAAAGCGGCACCTCGAAACGCTACGACCGGCAGGAGCTGTACCGGGAACTCAACACGCAGGGCGTTCATCTGTGCGGTTTGCTCCGGAAGTTATATCAGTGGGTGGCCGTGCAACGGTACGGCAATGACGAGCAGGTACCGGCGGTGCTGGAACCCGTTCGGTTCGATCTGGAGAACGCCGAACTGACGCGGGCCGAACTGGTCGAAGCAAAAGACAAACAGTTCGACCCCAACCTGATTGCCCCGCTCGAAAAGAAGCTGATCGAATACCAGGCGGGCACGGACAGCGACTACTACCGGCGCTACGAACTGAAGGAGCGCTTCGATCCCTACCCGAACCGGTCGGACGAAGAAAAGCTGTTTCTGCTGGCCAGCGCGAAAATCGTCAACAGTCCCGGCTCGGAGCAGCTGCAGGCGATCATCGAACGCATTATGCTGTCAATTAACTGGGACGGGCTGGTTAACGACTGCGTCCGGACCGTGCCCGGCTTTTGGGAGCTGGACCCCGTAAAGCAGTACGAAAAACTGGTCGAGATGAATACGGGCCTGGTCAGCAAACAGGAGGCCCCGGCGGTCGATCCGGTAACGGGTAAGCCTTTGACGGCGCTGGCCCCGCTGGTGGACTTTAAAAACTACAATCAGGTGTAATGGACGAACTGGAACTGATCGAAGAGCTTGACAGGGAGCAGGGCGAATGGGTGAGCGAGTTCACCGATGCGCTGGCGGTCCTGTTGTCGGCGGTGTCAAGTGAGATCGATAGCCTGCTGGGTCGTATGCTGCTGAACGGCCGGGCCACGACGGCCGACGAACTACGCAGTAACATGCGGATGCTCACGATGTGGCAGGCTGATTTGCCGGGTCTCATCGACCGATTAGGCTACCGGCAGAGCGTCGCTACCCTGGCTACCAACATGGGCACCGGGGCGGGTACGCTGATTAAGTATTTCCAGTCCATCGACCCGACGTTTACGGGGACTGAGTACACAGCGTTGGTCGGTCGGCTGACCGAACTGACCAGATCAATACTCGTAACCGGCATGGAAGCCAACGTGAGTCGGGTCATCAGCGAAACGCTCAACTGGTCGGTGCTGACCAAATCGACGGCCAGTGAGATTCGTACGGCACTGAAGCAGCAACTGGACGCGAACGGGCTGGCGGTGCGTAACCTGTCGTTACTGGCCGATGATGCCGTGCATACGTTCAGCCGCGGCTACAGTTCAGCCATTGCCGAAGGACTCGGACTGGAGCATTACCTGTTCGCGGGTACGATCATTGCCACGACGCGGGATTTCTGCGAGAAAAGAGCCGGCAAGGTCTACCGGAAAAGCGAAGTCGAAAGCTGGGCCGATCTCAGCTGGTCGGGTAAGATGCCGGGCACGACCAGGCAAACGATATTCTGGTACGCGGGCGGTCGGCGGTGTCGGCATCGGCTGCTGCCCATTTCCGAAAACACGTATTTAATTCTGTCTAAACAAGTATAAACCAATGGCAAAAAAACTAAGTGAGCTGAAACCGAGTGATCAGATCGTGGTCGAACTCGGCGCCAAGACCCAGCAGGGAGCAGGCGGAAAAACAACGACCATCGAAAAGGCGCGTGAGCAGGTCGTCAATAAGGCCTGGTATAGCGCCCTCGAAATTGACAAGGAAGGCTACGCTGTCGCGCTGGGCCGTACCGTAAAAGTGCTGGGTACGCCCAAGTACAAAAAAGAGACATCCGAGCTGGGTGATTCGATTCAGGTACTGGATAAGGCCGAAGCCCTGGCCGCCGAAGAAGTAAAGGAAGCCGCGACCGATGGTGGCGACGGCAACCAGGAGTAACCGCTCAGACTGAGCATTCAAGTCAACTGGCGCAACCGCGCAAAACCCATTAAACGAGTACCGGACTTATGAAAGTCAAAGACCTATTTATCAAACTGGCAACCCGCGCAGGTATTCCTGAAGCGGACGCAAAATTAACCGCCCTCGTGGGCCAACTCCCCGATCTGGACGTCGACGATGAGTCGGTAGCGAATCCGCTCACGGCCAATCTGATTACCCAGGCCGAAGCCGAAGCCAATCCGGCGCTGAAAAAGCGGCTTACCGCCGAAGCGCTGAACGGCGTTGACGCGCTGCTAAATCCGGTGCTGGCTGATTTTCTCGATCAGGCCGAACTGGACGAGATCAAAGGGGACAAAGTGACCACGAAGCGGCTACAGAAATTGCTCGACAAAGCCAAAGCGGCCAAACAATCGACCGGTAATTCGGCCGAAACCGCGAAGGCCATCGAGACGCTGAACAACGAAATCGCCAAGCTGAAGACCGATAAGGAAGCGGAAATCGGCAGCCTGAAAAGTCAATACGAACGGGAACGGTACTACGACCGACTGGCTACGAAAGTCATCGGCCGCAATGACGTAACCGAGTACGCCAAGGCCAAAGACGGCCGTCGCGTCATTGCCGATCTGCAGGATACGCTGGAAACGGTGGGCGGGGTTCTCGACCACGCAACCGGCAAGGTCATGCAGAAGGCCGACCCGTCGCTGCCCCTGTACATCGAGAATAAGGCGGTCGACGTGGATTTCGTGTTGGAAAAAACGCTGAAGGACAACGACTACATCAAGAAGTCGGACCCGGCACCAGCGGGTAAAGTGAAAACCCAGGGCGCCGATCCGGCCGATAGTACGGTAAGTGTCGCGGCACAGAAGAATTTAGACCGGGCCCGCCAAGCGGCCAAAACCGAGTAAGACCCATTGCGGAGCGGGTCGAAGGGATTCCGTACCAACTGGCTGGTAAGCCAACATCGTAACTGAAAAACAATGAACTTAGGATTAGCCCCTATTGCTACCGCTGCCCTCGCTCTGACCCTGAGCAACCGCAAACGGTATTCGCCCCTGGGCACGACGCAGGCGCTGCGTTCGCCCCAGCTGGCTGCGCTCATCGCCGAGATGAACCCCAAGAACGCCAAAAACGAAAACCGCCTGTCAATCATTCAGGGGGGCACTACACCCGTTGCCCGCGTTCAGCTCAACTACCGCCCGCAGGAAACGGCGACCGTGAAAACGTCGCGTACCGTGGCGACCGGCGCCAACCCCTCGGATGGGCAGACGACCAACGTCGATTACGCCCTGCACCGCGAAATGGACCTGACCTACCGGACGGTCGATCTGATGCGGCTCGAAGCCGAAGCCGAGCGGTATCTGGAGCAGGCCGATCGGGGTATCGTATCGGTCAACCTGCAGGATTTCCGGATGCTGTCGGACATGGGCGACCAGATTGCCCGTAAAGCCGACGTCGTACTGACCAACGTCAACACGGCCGTCGCGACCGCGCTGATCGCCGGGGCGGGTGGTAACCTCATGATCGGGGCGGCATCGCCCGCCAACCTGGCCGTGCCGAACGTGAACGCGTTCAAAGCGGACGGCTCGATTCACCTCGATTTGTTCGACTGGATCAACAACCTGGCGACCATTCACGCCTTCGAGGGCCGTCCGATCGTAATCGGGGGCATGAAAGCACTGACCTGGTTCAACCGCCGGGGTATCGCGTCGGCCGCTTCGCTGGGCTACGATTACGCGGCTGCGTTTGCCGCGCTGGACATCGAGTTCTACTACGATCCGGCCATCGATACGCTGTCGGGTGCTGATCACATCATCGTGATGGATCCGGGTGCGGCCTGCCTCGAAACGGTAATGGAGCACGACCTGATCGAGAACGGGGGCGTACTGGCCGCTACCCGCGTAGCCAACACGACCTACGGCACCGCCAGCCTGTCGGTCGCTCAGACCAACGCTGAAACGTTCAGCCTGGACATGGACATCCGTGTTCGGGAAGAAGATCTGGCCTACCCGCAGTACACGATCACGCCGTCGATTCGCTTCGGCACGTTCGTTCGCCCCGCCGGTTACCACAAAAACTACGGCGGCTGGGAAACCCATACGGGTATCTTCCGGGCCAAGCTGGTCAACGCAGCCTAACCACAGACACCAAACCGGCCGGCACCCACTGGCCGGTTTGGTGTATCTAACCAGCCCCGTCTATTCAGACCGGGTGTACTCTCCGTAACTTGTATGAAATCGATTCGTTTCCGCAGCGCTCTGGCGTTGCTGGGGTTGGGGGTTCTATTTTCCGCTCAGTCGGTAACCCTGGCCAAAACCCCCGAAACCCGCCCCGATTCGCTGCCCGCTGGCACCCGTATTTCCATTACGATCCAGCAGCCCGGGCAGACTACCGCCAACCAGATCAATTACACGATACCGGCCCCGAAAGCGCCGGTCGAACCCGTTAAGCCCGTCGATCCGGCAACCGTTGCGCTGAGCGATGGGCTGGAGATCGGCACCCGGGGCACGGCGAAGCTGATCGTTCGAATCTGGAACGGGAAGGCCTACCTGACCGAACAGCAGACCGACGGCTCAATCCTGGTACGGGGGCCAAACCTGCTGCGAAGGTCGGAAGTCAACAGCCTTTACAAAGGCCGCGAACGGGAGCTAACGGGCGGTGAGACGGACTTCGGCGGCTTAGACGAGCCACGAGGGTTCAAGACGCCCAGCGGCCTGCAGCGTAAGACCTTTAGCGACGGCGCAGTCTACTACGTCATCGACAACCGGACGGGGCAGGCCCAGCCGATGCCCGAACCGGTACCTGACTACAAGCCTGACTACAAGCCTGACACCAAGCCCGACTACAAGCCTGACACCAAGCTGCCCGCCGATGCCGAATCGGTCTGGCAGGAGGTAAGAAAACTCGGCCAGCAGCGGCAGGGGCTTCACTACGCGATCGATTACGAACCCGAACCCAAGCGTGTATTCAACCCATTCCGGTTCGGAGTGGGTAAATCGTTTTCGGACACCTACCGATTCAGCGTCGACTTCAACCCGAACCGCTACAGCGTCGAGCAGCTGCGCGGGCTGGGTCAGTCGATGTTCTCCCGGTTTATCTGGGGTTCGGATGATGCGCCGTTCAGAAGCCTGCCCGCTGGCGACAAATGGTACTACCAGACCGAAAATGAACTGCATGGCCCCTACGAAGGGGCGAAGTACTTCGAATCCGACCTGGCTGAGATTGAGGCCTGGTATTACCACGCGATACCCGCTGGCATGGGTTACTGGGTGGCCAACATCGAGACCAGCAACGGCTGGCGGCCCTACATGTACGACGGGTCGGGCAAACACGGTTATGACAGCTGGGAGGTAGCCAGGCATCGGCGCATTCGTTGCGAGTTCGACGGGCAGACGCGCAGCCTGGAAGAGCTCCAGCAATCGGGCAACTGGGAGCGCGAAGAGCAGACCCGGCGGACCAACCGGCTGACCATAGCGCTGGATTTGGCGAAAACTCGTAACGGGCAGGCCCTGTATGGATCATCAATGTGGCAGGGTATTCCGTGGACCAACGCACTGTCGACACTGAACGTGTTCCAGGAAGGCTACGCCGATGTATCGCGCATTGGTGGTGACCGTGACGGGAACATTACGCTAAACGGCCGGCCGTACAAGCTGACCGGCTCCGTCTGGGATCACGAGACGGCCATGTGTGACTACTTCTACTATTTCACGTTTGACATAAGCCGGAAGCACTTTGCTGACGTCTGGCTGGGTAACGACGCGCTAAAGAAAGAGTATCCGTATTTGTGGGGCGTCATGGACCCCTTCGACATTGTCGGCAGCGAGAAAGGCCACTTTCAGGCCAATCAGTACCGGATGCTGGTGCGACAGGGAAAGTCCCGCGGCTCGGTCCGGATGCTCATTGGGGTATTCGAAGACAACCGGGCGGGCATCGTGGGCGGCAAATATCCCGGCGAAGCGGCCCGGCCTCCGCAGCCTGAGCTGGCGAACAGTATCCAGTGGACCGAGGGAGGCAAGACGCTGTACGACACCCCCAAGATATGGCTACCGCCGTACATGACGGCGGGCGCCTACACGGTGCATCGGTTTTTGAGTGGCGATCAACCGGGTTCGGGGTATCATCATTGGGAGTCACCGCAGCGGGCTTCCGATCCGCTGACCGCACCCTACTACAATCAGCACGTACATACCGTGTCCCAGCTCTGGTGGGCGCGGCACAACCTGCAGCCCTTCGAGTTCTGGTATACGGGTTCGACACTCGTTCAGGATCCGGCCGTACAGATTGGCGGGCAGGGGCCATTCGTAGCGTATTCGGGCGCCGACGCCTTCGGGCGCAATCCGGACGGTACCAGTAATCCGCCGAAGCCCAGCTACTCGCTCCGATACAAATCGGTGCAGGGTGGTACGGAAGTGCTGATCGTAGGCGGCTACAAACAGGGCTGGACCGACAGCCATCGCGATAACCTGCGCGTTCCCGAGGGACCGTTGAAAGACGTCACGTTCGATGTGACGCTGTTCGGTCCGCAGGCGCACGTCTACGCGTTCTTCGTGCCGGACGGCCAGGCAACCCGCACCTATACCGGAACGCCCAGCCTGAACGCCCAGAACACCCAGCCGGGTTACGCGGGCCGCATCGTGTATAACCTCAGCACCAAATGAGCGACAACCCAACCCCCAAACGGTTTCGGCTGCGTAGCGAAGTGATCGGCGCGGTCGAGGTGTTCAACGCGGTCTGTCTGGCGCTAACCGGCTTCAGCATCGCCAAAGGCGAAAGCCTGCTGGCTATTCTGATCGGGGTCGCCTACGCAGCGGGCAAAAACATTGTCGAGAAATCGACGCCAAAGAATCCGTACTGAGTACGTTTCTCGCTTCCATTCACTACCACAGCCGTAATTCATCACTCCCTAACTATGAGGATCATACTCAATGGATTTCATAATCGCTTTTCTGGGTGGACCCGACGGGTTCGTTGCATTCATTACCCTGCTGGGCTCGGCCTTTCGCTCCCGAAACGGGGAGCGGGTGCCGGTCGTGCAGGGGCTCCTGTCGACCCTGGTTTCGTTCTTCGTCGTACTGATGATCATCTGGCTGCTGGAATACGCGGTCGGGCTGTCAGGGCGAATGCTACCGCCTAAACCGCTGGCGGGGCTGGGCGGGCTGTTCGGCTTTCTGGGTAACTACTGGATAGCGGGCCTGCAGCGAAATGGCCGACTGATTGCCAGAGGGGGCGCGGCCGAATCCCTGCTTAAGATTATCAAGACCGTAACAAACCTAAAAAACACGTAATCATGTGGGTAATCATTTGCAAAATCATTTCCATGCTGGCGGGCATCGGTCTGCTGGCCATGGCCTACGACATGGATAAGTCGACCCCGGCTCCGATCCGGTCGTTGATGTACGCGGCCAGTATGTGCTTCTTCGGGGTGCTGATTGCGATCGTCAACAATCCGACCATCTACGAACACGCGGCTTTCATTGCCTACGCAGCCATGGGTACGCTGGTTATTTCAGGTTGTCTGTATCTGGCGCTGACGGTGCAGATTCACGGCGACGTGATCAAGATAGCGGGCGGGGCGCTGGTGCTGTCCATGCTGCTATGGACGGTCGGTTCCTGCTCGGATACCGAACGACAGAAAGAGCAGATGGAAAAGATCAACAGCGAGACCGTTACAGCCCGGCCTCCAACCGAGGCAGAGCAGCGCAACCGGGACATCATCCGCAACTCACGTAACCGCAGATTCTGATGCAGCGACTCGTCAAACCACTGGTGTACGCCTGTATGGCGCTATACACCTACACGGCTATCCTGCTGATCAGCTCAGCGGTGGCCCACGCTCAGGCTTACACCAGCCTTGCACCACGTCTTACACCCGATTGCTGCCAGCAGGCTATAAACCTGCAAACAACTAACGACGCCCTGTCGAAGCGGCTACAGACCGCCCAGGAGGAATACGACGCCCTGAGCGAAGCCAGCAACCGAGTGATCGAGCAGTGCGACGAGCGAGCCGATCTGCTGCTGAAAGAGGCCAACAGCCAGCTATCGGCTCAGGTCGAACTGCGTAAACAGGCGGAAGGCCGACTATCCACCGCCCACAAACTAGCGACCGACTACGCCAGTCGGGGCGGGCTGCTGGGTATCGGCCGGAGGAAGCAACTGCGTAAACTAGCCCAACTCTTAACCACTGAGCCATGAGCGCCAACCAGCATTTAATTGACAAACTAGTCACCATGGCCCGGTCATTCGTGGGTCAGCAGGAAGTCGCGGGCAATCAGGGATTCGCCGATACCAAGTTTCAGGCCGAAATGATGAAGTCGGGATTCTACAAGGGCGCTCCCTGGTGTTCGTTCTTCGTCGAAACCGTATTTCGCCTGACGCTGGAGCAGGCACTACGGCCCGCGCTCTGGCGCAACCTGGAAGACCTGTTTTCGGGTAGTGCGATGGAAACCCTGCGCCGGTTCGAGAAGAAAGGCTACACGGTGAAGAAAATCCCGTCAGTAGGTGATCTGGCCGTGTGGCGATTCGGGGCCGGACCGGCTGGCCACATTGGTATCGTGGTGGAGATCGGCACCCCTGCCAGTAAGCAGTTTACGACGGTTGAGGGTAACACGCGCTCGTCGTCACCCGATAGCATAGTGCGTGAGGGTGAAGGCGTTCTACTGAAATCAAGACGGTACGGGCTGGCGCACTCCGATAAGCGGGGCGCGTTTAATCTGATGGGCTTCGTATCGCCGTTATAGTACAGGTTAGTTGAAAGTGAAAAGGTGGGTTTGCAGACACCCGGTCGGTTCTACTGGCCGGGTGTTTTCGTTGCATATTACCATCTCAAAAATCCTCAGGTACCGATAGGTTCGTAGCCACTAAGCTATACAGCCTATCTAAATGCCCCAATCGCTGCAATACATCCAAGTGGCTTTCTCCTGCGTTGTGCGTCAAGCGGTACACGTTGATGCCGTTTTGCGTCAGGAGCTTGTAAATCCACCGCCATGCGTCTTGCTGGCTTACCTGATAGTAGCCGCAATAGTCATTGATGAGCCGTATGATTTGTTGGCGTACCATGCCAGCGGGTTTGCGGTTGACCACGACCGGCACCGGGTCAGGGGTGAGGGCGATGGGCGGCCGGTGTCCAATGGCTTTGATGTATTCGACCTCGGCCCGAAGCTGATTAATCTGCTGCTGCTGTTCGTTCTGCTTCTGCTGGGTCTCGATGAGCGCGTATGCCTGTTGCAGTAACGTTTGCTCGACCGATGGGCTGGCCGTTTGCAGCTTTTTCAGGTTGCGTTCCGCTTCGATGAAGTACTGACGAGCTTCCTTGCCTTTCGGGTTGCGCTCCACCATCGATAGCTCTTTGGCCATGTCGAGCGTCAGGGCGTAGTCGATTTCGGGCCGACCGCCTGTCGAGGGTTTTACTAAATTTTCAGTAAAACCCCCCTGGTCATCGGATTCGAGAATCTTAGTCACCTCGACATAATCAGTACCCTCAAGGAATCCGTACTTGATGATACGGTTCTTAATCCAGTCGTTGAAACGAGTCTTCACTTCCAAGAATAAATGAAGCTCACGAGCGGAGACAACTTTAGAACCTTGTTCCGTAGTTGTGATCTGGATGAGTTCCGTCATGACTAAATACCGTTTCCGGCCAGTACATCAAAACAGCTGTCACTCATCATGCTAATCACACTCTGAATCACCCGGATTTCAGCCTGCAAAGCAAGGACATAGTTGGGGTGCGTGTGTTCGCTGCCTAACTGTTCAATCAGGCCGTCGCGGTACTCACTTAGCGCCGTGTGGGTGAGCTGGGCCGGTGATATACCGTCGGCGTCATCAAAGCTAAGCGTCAGGCTCAAATAGCCGGGGTTTGCAGCAACGCTGCCAGCATTGTACTTTTGCATGGTACACTATGTTATGTGGTGATACATGCCCCCTTCGCTTCTGTGTCCAAACTTACAGCGTTGGGGGTTTTTCGTAGTATGTCGGGTAGCTACTTTGCCGGGCAACCTCCTCGGTACTATGCGGCTTTCATTACCTTATTGACTCTACAAAGGTATGTAAACTTAATATATGTATCAAGTATTTGGGCAAAAAAAGTTGATATTAATCGAAAGTAATTTTCAGATTGACCCCTAAAGCGTCAGTCACCTTTTTAAAAGTATCCAGTGTAAGGTTTTGTTTGCCCGCTTCATATCGATTGTAGGCGCTTTCCGAGATGCCCAATTTTTCTCCCATTTCCTTCTGAGTAAGACCCTTTTGTTTCCTGGTCTCACGTATTAATGCCCCTACTTGTTCGGTTATATCTGACATGGTCGTTTAATTATGGCATAAAGGTATATATATCTGTCAAGTATTCAAGTAGGGGCATTATATTTTTTTCAATTAATCAGGCAGATTGTAATCTGCCTTCAAGTTTGCATAGTCCTGGTAACGGGCCAAGTCTATGCGACCTCCCTTCGCTCCCTTTAGGATTACCGACCTAAACCAGAATGTTGCACCGGGCGGCACTGACGTTTCATTCTCGAACGACAAAAAGAACGTGTAGGTCGAAGCGGTAACATCCAGCTTGATTAGATCCTTTTGATCGGAGGTGTAGGCGTAGCCCCGGAAAGGTAACGGCGCGTAGCCTGAGCCTCGATTATTCATAACATAGGTTAGAACAATATCGTAAGGCGCGAGCTGACGGGGAAAGTCCCATCTGGGTATCGCTCTTGACAGATCAACTGTGAAGTCGTAAACAGCGGGCTGGGCGGCATTCTGGCCAGCGGGCCCGGCTGGTCCCTGTGGACCGGCTGGTCCTTGTGGTCCCTGTGGGCCATTGTTGCCCGTAACGCCCTGTGGACCCTGAGCACCCTGTGGTCCGGCTGGTCCCTGTGGGCCGGGTTCGCCCGTTTTTTCAGTGCAGGAAAATACAGTAACGAGTAGCAGGCAAAGGTAAAGTACGTGTGTTTTCATTGTGTGTGGTATGGTTTACGGGGGCCAATATCGAAAGCGGAATCCAGACCGCAAAAAACGGCTACCCGAATCAGGTAGCCGTTTGAATATAACCGTTAACTAATTGCTATACTAAGGCAATGTATAAAGATTATCCATACACCGTTATGTCTTCGTAAATGCCCGCCATCTCAGCCGTTACTTTCTCACTTTTTGTCAGCACTCCACTGACTGTGTAGTATCTGAAATGCGTCGGCCGAACTTCGGGCACGTCGTCAATCTGGATAAAAACGGGCTGATCGTAAACGGGCTTGGAGCCTGACCCGTCGGCGGCCGGGGCGTGGCCGGTTATCCTGGTTTTTTGCAGTTTGACCGATACGGTCGTATGTACCGTACCGTCGGCGTTCAGTAGCTCAATACGAACCACTACGTTCGACAGGTTCTTGCGGTCTGACCACTGAAACCAGTGGCGGTGAATAACATCCATCTTTTCAACCTGCTTGGAGGTTTTCAGGTGGGTGATTGTCAGTGAGGGCTGGGGCATTAGTTCAGGCAGATCGTAAAGTGTTTGTAATACGCAGGGCCGCGCCGTTCGTAGATCGAACACACCATGAACCGCAGCGGATCATGGGCAAAGAACGGAGCGGCTTCAAAATACCAGCGGGTATAGTAGTTCATAGATAGACAATCGAACCACTAAGATACATTCCGTTTGGATAGGTGCTCACAGACGAACCGGTGTCGTCGTTTGGCAACGGGAAAGCTGGCACCCCCTTTGACGGTGACCTCACCGGGATGCCGGTAATTGCCCAGGTCACCCTGAAGCACATGAGCCGGGTTGACGATAAACCGTTTGTGAATCCTGAGAAGGCCCGGCACCAACGCTTCAATACTCTTGAGTGGGAGCGTTACGCTGATTTTAGGCCCGTTGGTGCGGTGTATGTCGCTGTAGTTGCCATCGCCAGCAATGTAAAGAATGCTGGCGATGGCAATGGGTTTGGTACCGGGGAACTTGATCGTTTTCATATCAGAACTGCGTTACGGTGGTAATGCAAATTATACGGGCTTTTCGACGCGCTCAAAAGTCACCACCCACACAAACGGGTTGGTTTCCCAGGATTCGGGGCCGTTGATGGATTTCCAGAGACTCTCGTATGAGTGTATTGGATTGAAAACGTGACCTTCTTCCAGATAATCAAACCAAACCTTTTTGTCGCTATCAATTCTAAATGGCTGCCCCTTTATGCCCTCGGCAATGGCGTCAGCTTCCGTGATGTCCTGAAGCCGCTCAACCCGAATGTCTGTGATCTTCAAAAACAGGCGGACGTACTTCTTAGGTACGTGGATTGAAGGCGTTTTTTTGACGGTCGACCAGTCGTATTTTATCGTTGCGCCTTCGTCGTACTCCTCACGTTCATGCTCCCAAATACGAACCTCACCATCGGAATAGCGGACAGCCACATACAGCCCTTTGTTCAATATCTGAACCGACTCCCGGACATATAGTAAATCACTTACCTGACCGTACGGGCAATATTTGCTCATCTGAGAAAGACCTACTCCATCGTGGTTTTCGGAATGACGATAAATCCAGACTTTGCCCTGAAGTTCGCCATTGTAGAATAGCTCTAATTTAGGTTGTGGCTTCACTTCTCGGCGGGTCTGCGTCTTCGTGCCTGCCAGTATAGCCTGCACCATTTCGGTCTGGAATAGAATCGGTCTAAGTTTCATTTTTGAGATTGGTTATAGTGTTGTCTAATCAGTTTGAATAGTTCGTAAGGAATGTGTGCTATCAGTCCGTTTCCGCCCGCTTCGAGTCTCGCTGTTCGATAGCGTCCGGTGGGGCGGTACTCCAGATATCGACTTCCGACTCCGGATCCGTCCAGCCCGGCGGCATCCCCATCATCCATTCCACAAATTCGGGTTGCAGCTTCATACCAGTGTTCGGCCCACCCGTCGAATCCAGCAAGGCCGTTGGTAGGTTTACCTGGCGACCATCCTGCTTGCGATTTCCCATGTAGCCCGATTTGGCCATTGATCGGTCTGGCGTCGGTAAACTGTCTTTGATCACCGTAGCCAGCCCGTCCTGACTGGTTTTGCTCAGTCCTTTCCGGTTGTGGTTGCCGTTGGCGGTTGGCGTAGGTATTTGGTCGCGTAAGACGGTCTGCAGGTTTGGCCCGCTGGTTCCGTACAATCCGGCTCCGGTTCCGCTGCGAGTCGTAGGCGTTGGCAGGGTGCCGTATTTCATTTGCTGAGCTAGCGTCCCGGAGCTCCCCGAACCGCCGTGAGGTCGACGGCTCTCCATCTGCTGAGCGGTAGGCGTTTTGATTAAAGCCGGCAACGTCTGCAGCACACCGTCCAGATTGATGCCGTGTCCCCGTTCGGTTACGGCCGGTGCGTTCCCGTTCGAGCCGCCCGTTGATGCTGTCGGCGTTGGCAGGGTTATGGCAAATAATCCATACTCTGTCCCGGCGGTGCGGAGCGCCAACGGCGCAAGCTGGTAGAACGAACGCCTGGACGCTGTAACCTTTCGCTTCCATTGCAGATGCGAAGTCGTCGAGTGCCATCTTGATGAATCCAGCAACATTTTCGACAACGACCCAAGCGGGCCGGATAGCTGCGCAGAGCTCGACAAACGCGGGCCCGAGATGACGCTCGTCCAGCTGGCCTTTTTTGAGACCGGCAACGCTGAAGGGCTGGCAGGGCAGTCCGGCGGCAAGGACGTCGATCCGGCTTCGGTAGTGTCGACGGGCAAAGGCTCGAAAATGCTTAGTTGTAAAGTCGCCATAATGGGCCGTGTCGGGGAATCGTTTGGCCAGGACGCGCTGGCAGAAGGGTTTAATTTCAGAGGTGAAAACGCAGTTCCAGCCGTTCCAGTGGGCTGCCAGTTCAAACAGTCCAACGCCGGTACAGACAGAGGCAAAACGAAGTGAGCGCATCAGATTCATGGAGTAGTGTGAATAATTCCGGCCAGCCTCACCCCAACCCGGATATACATCATGTCACGCCAATGAATGAGGTACGCCGGGTCGAGGGTGAGCGGCAAGGGAAGCGTTAAGCGTCGGTCCATTTTTGACAGAAGAAGCTTGCCAGTGACGCGTCCGCTGCGGTTAGTCAGGTGGCCCGCGCGGCTGGGTGTCGTTGAGCATCTTCACTATTTCAATGCATCAACTATGGCTTGAAATAGCTTATCCTTTTTCTGCTGAAATAGGGGTAGCTCCTCAAAAGGCACAAGGCAGGGGTGCGTTTTCTTTTCCGCATCTTTAACCTCACCATAAACCCAGCCATCGGCTAGTTTATCGGCTGACCAGGCATCGTGTTGAGCTGAGGGTTTGGCGTCTGGGTTTGCTATGCGAAACTCAACGCCCTTGATTGCCGAATCACGCTGCCATTGTTCGGCCTCATCCCAGTGTTTCTGCGAAAAATCGCCATCAACCTGACACCAGACTCGATTTGCTTCATGACAGGCTTTCGCGATTAATAGAGTGGCCATTGCTTGGTAACCGGGTAATGCTTCCATCTTATTGGAGTTTTTAGAATGAAAAATTGATTTAGTAATAGGGTCAAAACTTGGGAAATTGCCGGATCTGCAAATCGTCCGGAATGGGTTGGATCTTGTCGATCTGCTTGAAGAAATAGGGCACGTTCTGGACCTGACATTGATACTTCATGGCCCTCGCCCAGTCAGTGTTAAACGGGCGACGTTTCGGCCCTGACTCACCGCCCTGTATTACCCAGTCAATGCCTTTCAAATCAATCTTGGGTATGTTTTCCAGCTGTGGCTCCAGCGACAGAAACCGGCGACCATTCACCCGCTTGAGCTGTTTCAACAGGGTATTAAGCTGGCTTCGTTGCACGATGCTGGTGCCAAACATGACGTTAACGGGCGGGCTGGTTTTCCAGCTGTCCGGAATGTATTTGTTGATATTGCCTGGGCGCTTGGTGAGCAGCAGAAACAACAGATTAGGGCTGGCGGGTATGACTTCGTGAAACAGCCGGTCGCGCAGAAAGTCCGTTTCGATAAAGCTGCCATCGGCACAGTCTACGGCATGGACATTGTCGCGGTTGATAATCGGGCGGGGTTTCTCGAAAATATCCATCATGGAGCCGACGAATACCCGATGCACTTCACCGGCCGCGGCCGCCAGTCGCTGGTATTTTGCCAGATCATGCCAGACCCCCTTTATCTCCATTCTGGGCGAACCCTTTCCCCACAATGGAGTGGGCTGGTAACGCTTCGCCCAGGCTTCAGCATAACAGTTGTCGCAGCCATCATGAACGTGATCACAGCCCCACCATAAATTTCCGGTATGGGTCGTCCATTCGATCTTAGAATCTTGTGCCATTGTCGTAGTTGATGTGGGAGGTAAGCCCGGCGCTGGTGGTGAGGTCAGCGCCAGGATATTGGTCAGTTAAAATCCAGTTCGGTCTGTTTGATGTCGACACCGTGCCGACCTAGTTGCAGATACAGTTCCTGCCGGTTGTGCCAGTCGCCTTGCCACAGCTCGTTATTCGGATGCCATACGCCCTGAATTTCTGTTTTCTTGACGCCTGTTATGTGGCTGGCGTCGGCATTTTTGTGGTAGTCCAGGGCGCGTTCTATGGCCTGTTCAGCATCTTTCGCCGGAATTAGATAACAGGCTTTTTCATCAAGCCAGTTGATATCAACCCGGTAGAACGGGGCTGGGACAAGGGAATGATCGTCGGTGCCTTTGTAGAAAATAACGGCATCGTAGGGTGCTTTGGAAATGGCATCTACGTCAGGGCCCTTGATGCGTTGTTTCAGCTGCTCGTAACAATGGGCTTCGACTTCGCCAAAATTCACCGCTTCGTGCAGATTGAGTTCGGAAACGGTTTTGTTTTTGAAGTCGGTAATGGTTTCGTACTTGACTTTGGATTGATACCAGGTTAGCATAGCGGTGATTTGTTTAGGTACTCGTTGACTAGGGTTTGAAATTCTTCGACGGTAGTCGGCATACCGACTTCGTAGCCGACTGAGCGCAGGTAGGCATGTACCAGTACCTGTTCACTGGAGGGTCGGCCCTTGCTGGTTTTCATCTCGATGAACAGGGCACCGTGGCCGTTCGAGGGAAAGCACAGCATCAGATCCGGAAAGCCGCTGATCATCCCTTCGGCCTTCAGCATAGCGGCCAGTTTGAACGACCGCTTGGCGGCATTGGGAACGGAAACGATCAGTAACTGCGGGTAGGTCTGGCGGAACCACTTCACGCACCGTTTCTGTAAGCCGTGCTCTTCCTGGTCGACGTGCTGTTTTCTGAAATCAGCCGCCGACATCGTGTTTGATTGGCTCATTCGCGTTTGCTGGTACCGGGTAAATAGATGCTGGTCGTCATTTCGCTGATGCGGTCGTACAGGCGGGTGCCGTAGCGACTTTCGATTTCGCCGATCTGGCCCGGCTGGGCGTGGAGCTGCATGTTGCTGGTGAAGTGGGTCAGCTGGCCAGCGCGGACGAAATGTTCGTACCGGGTGCTCAGCAGCATATCCGTTACGTTGTAGCGCTGGGCCTCATCCTTGCCGTAGAGTGTGATGTCTAACTTCTCGTCGCCCAGATCGTCGTAGAGCAGATGCCCGTTGGAAAAGTTGCTGATCGGCCCGATCGATTTGGCGCCGACGACCTGTTCGACCAGGGCCTTTGCCCGCACTTTCCGAAAACTCATGCCGTCGATGGGCACGGCTTTGCAGAACACGGCCATGCAATCCAGCAGGAAGGTTTTGCCGACTCCGACGTCGCCGTAGATGAACAGTCCCTTATGGAGCGGGTAGGGGCCGTCCGGGTCGCCGTTGAAGTATCGGACCACGTTGCGAATGACTTCCTTCTGCTCATCGGTAAAGGCCAGCGACCGGTTGCGCCGGGCCAGCTCAGCGCGGTAGATTTCCACGACGACCGTTTCGGCTACCTCGGGGCTCAGCGCCTGGGGCCGCTGGGTCGCCTGTCGCGTCAGAATCCGGCTCAGGATGCTGTCGAGCTGCGTCGGCTGCGACTGGTTCAGCCGGGCGATCTTTTGCCGGTAGGCTTCGCCCTCGGGCGTCGGAGCGTGCTGGCCGACGGGGATGGGTTCGTTGTAGAATTTCGCCCGCTTCACGGCGATCCGGTGGGCGGCTTCGTAGTCGTGCTCAGGCGGCATGACTGTTGCCGGTGTCGCTTCCGTCTCCGGTTCGGGGGAGTCGGCTGCGGATGTCGGTGTAGGTCCGGTTTCGAATAACGGCGCCGGGGCCGGTTGAGACGGCGGGTAACTGAGGCTGGGCGTTGCGGGTGTCATGTTGTCGGGTTGATCGTTGTTGTTTGGTATGTCGGTCACGAAGCCAGTAGTAGGCATGCTGGCGGAAGTCTTTGTAGTCGGGATGCTGTTTGCCGATGGCGTCGCATTCGGCCTTGAACTCGTCCAGCAGGGGCGGCAGCTGATCCGGCTTGATGCGGAAGTTTTTCTGAACCCCTTCGAGCCAGCGCCGGTCGGCCAGCAGCTGGGCGGGCCAGTCGGTTTCCGGAGGGGGCGGGGGGGGCGCGGAACGGGGGGCAGGGGGAGGCCCTGCGGGCGGCTGGGTGTCTACAGTCGATTCAGAAACAAGGGTCGAATTGCGCTGTAGATAGATAGAAAATTCTTTAAGAGTTTTTATAAGTTTTATATCCTTATATAAGCTATAAGGATTTTCCTTATAGGGTCTAAGGGGATTCCTTATAGGGTCTAAGGATTTTCCGTATAGGGTATAAGGAATTTCCTTATAGGGGGTATCAGCCTTTTCCTTATACCTATCCGCTTTTTCCTTATAGCCTGTAAGGATTTTCCTTATAGGCTTAATTTCGCGCAGGTTGGCCCGGTCGGTGTCAATGTGCGTGGATACCAGCCCCGACTTTTCAAAGGCTCTGATCAGCTCAGAAACGCTCTGAAAATGGATGCCCACCGCGGCCGCCAGAACCTTGTTGCTGTCGGTACATGCGCCATTCGTAGCCATACCGGCCCGGTAGCAGATGCGGGCCAGCAACAGCTTTTCGGCAGCGGTTCGACCCTGCTCCATGATTTCGGGGCTTATCCAGATTCCGTCCATTGATTAAAAAATCTTGGATTGCGGTTTGTATTTGCCCGCAGCGTGAAGAATCCGGGCTTTGGCGATCGGGAAGTGTTCGGGATGTTTATCAATACCGACAAACCCGAATCCTTCCATTACTGCGCCTTTGCCGGTTGAGCCGGATCCCATGAAGTTATCGAGTACGGTTCCACCAGGGGGTGTTACCAGTTTGCACAGATAGCGCATGAGTCCGACGGGCTTAACCGTCGGGCAGGTGTTGCGCCGTTTGATAGGCTTATTGGGGTCAGATGCCGAAAACCCCCGCCCGCTCGTATTTTTCATTCCGGCGTCCTGGAGCGAAAAGCCCCGCAATCCTTCCTCCCGATCGGCTTTGGTCGCCTTCGGGCAGTAAAAGAACCGGGCCAAACTGCCCGTATCGCCGTAGCCAGTTACGGGCATCTCACCAAGCTGACCGTACACGTTGTTACCCGCTTTACGGGTGCCGCTGGGTTTGCCGCTGGTCTTTTCACCAAACTCACTGAATGCCTCCAGTACAGGCGGGCTTCCGTCGTGTAGGAAATTGGCGGGCCAACGGCCTTTGGCGTCACCCCCTCGGGGCCCGGGCTTTGCGGCAAATGACGTAGCACCCGACTGATTATACGTCCGATCTTTAGACGCTTCGCCGTCCCGGTTTTGGTGTGACCATAAACCGCCACTACCAACCCGTAACGTTTCGTTGTGGGCAATCCGGCAGGCATCAATATTAAACGCGCCGACGCCCCAGCGCGCTACGTTGTCAGCAATGGTGCCGCGAAACGGTTTCTGCGCCACTACGATCGGTTCGTGGGCCGGTTTTAGCGCGCTCCCCCATCCCTCATGCTCCCCTTTTAGGTTGTGGGATTTGGGATACCCCTGAGCAAACAGCCATACGATCTGATCAACGACGCGAAAACCAGCATCTTCGACCGCGCAGGCCATCCGGTGATACGTGCGGGTTCCGCCAAAAGCCAGCAGGTAGCCGCCGGGCTTTAACACGCGCAGGCATTTGGCCCACATGAGGGCATCAAAGGCAATGCCGGTCCGGTCCCACTCTTTGCCCATCATATTAATTTCGTACGGTGGGTCAGTCACGATGGAATCGATACTGTTTTCCTCGAGCTGATCGAGAATATCCCGGTTGTCGCCGAAGTGTAGTTCTATTCGTTGCATAAGCACTAAAAGGTGACAGGGTAGCCGATCAGGAGTTTGCCGATCAGCAGGAGCAGGGCCAGCGACGAGCCCACGGCCAGAATCAAATCGATGTTGTCGGCCAGCGGAACGCGGGGTTTGGATTTAATTGGCATGGGAGGGCGGATAGTTGATGTGAATGGGCCGGGTTGGTATGTCTTCGGGACGCTGGAGCCGGTCGTCCGCGTAGCCGCGGGCGTAGCCGTGAGTGACCAGCAGCATGTAGCCAATACAGGCGCTCATCGATTCGCAGGCGATCAGCTGGTGGCGGCTGGTCATGTACTGCAGAATGGTCTGGCAGAACTGGATACGCCAGCAGAAGCGCATGTGCGTTTCAAGCGGGCCGTCGCCGGGGCACAGGGTCGGGAACAGATCGGGCACAATCCGCACCGTAATGGCCCAGACCAGCTCAAACTTCCGGTCGGGTGACAGCCGCGGCCACAGGTGACCGATTTCGTCGTGCGTAGCCAGCAGCATGGCCTGCATGGTCTGGCACAGCTTGTCGCAGTCGTCCCCACCGGGCAGGGCATCGCCGAACTGGAGCGCGAACTGCAGGGCGTGTTTGTTGGCCCGGGCGCGCTCTTCGCGGGTGTATTGGTGCGGGCTCATTTCAGTAGGCGGTTGTGTCTGGAACCACTATACCCTGATGCTGATACCAAGCCCGAATAACCCGCTGCGCTTTCTGATTCAGCGACACGCCGACCGACTTGACGTAACTCAGCGGCTTGACCAGAAAGCGGCCCGTATCGCGGGCGAAATACAGGACGTACGCCCGTTCGTAGCGGCCAAAGTGCATGTAGCACTGTACCTGCTCAAAGTGGGGCCGGGGCAGTTTGCCCGACTGCTCAATCTGGTCGAGCTTGACGCCCAGCGTCGATTTAATTTCCAGCAGGCTACCGTCTTTCCATTCGCCGTCGGTATGGCCCCGAAACAAATACTGGCCTTCGTGAAGGGACCATTCCGCATGCAGGTTCTGATTCCATTCCGGCTTGATCAAGCCCGCCCCCAGTAGCCGGTTTCGCACGTTGGTTTCGGTCTCGTACCCCAGCGCCAATCGCTGATAATCATCCAGCGTTGGTTTGGGTGAGCCGTTGATCATGTCGCGAATTAGATCTTCTTCCCGGCGCGAAATTTGGGACATCCCCAGATAATGCCGGGTTTCGTGACCGCCGGTCTGGGCGGTATGTTCGCGGATGGTTTGCAGGATGTAGTTTGTAGTCATATCAGGAGTGGAGATAGAAGTAGAGATACCAGGCTACAAACCAGACGGCAACCCAAAACAGCAGCATCAGGGCCGCGCAGGCGGTGTAGGTTACCGCGCAGATGATCAGCCGCCGGTCGCTGGCCGGAATAGCCAGCCAGATCGACACGAGCAGTAGAAACAGGCGGGTCAGCAGGGGCCGCCGAACGGTTGCGGCCGGGGTGCGGAAGGTGTTCGCTTTCATGCTACGACCCCTCCTTTCAGCCGCTGCAACCGGCGTTCGTAGATCTGACAGGCCAGCGCCAGCGTAGGGGCAAAGATTTTTACGTCGTTGACCCGATGGGGCCGTGAACCGCGGGCGTAGGCGAATTCTTCCGCCAGGGTGCTAAACAGGTGGTTCGTCAGCCGGATACCCTCGAACGCGTCGTCTTCGTCATCCACGTAGTTCAGGGCCTTCAGCGATTCGATGGTGGCCAGCACCTCGTAGATACGGTGGTGGAAGTGGCTATTCCACATGATGTGCATGACCTCATCAATCGAGAAGGTCACCATGTCGTCGGTCAGGCCAATAATCAGGCCGGTATCTTTCGCGCATTGGTCGGCCCGGCCTTTGGCGGCTACCGCGCAGGCCATCAGCACGTGAGTCAGGCGTTCCCGGTTCGGGCTTTTCGGGAACAGATACTTAATTCGGTCAGTGGTCATGTGGATGAATTGGTTAGAACTGGTTCAGAAATCGGTCAAGGTCGTCGGGCGTAATCCGGTAGTCAGCGCGGGTCAGCTCCAGGGCTCGCAGGTAGATGCGTTTGCCGCGGCTGTTGAGGGTGCCTTCGCGGATGAAGCGCAGTACGATGGCTTTGGAATAGCCGATCTGTTCGGCGGCTTCGGCCACGGTGTAGGCGTGTTTGCGGGGGGCGGGGTCGGGGGGTGTCGCCGGGGCCGGTCGGGGCTGGCTGACGACCCGTTCCAGCATCGCCTGTAAGTCGTCAGGCGATAGCTGAATCAGGGTAGTGGTTGTCATCAGGCGTAGACGTTTCGGGTGCAGATCACCTGTTCGTAGTAGTCGCCTTTCCAGTCGCTGTCGGGCTGGCGGTCGGGCTGGTAGACGTTTTCGTGGTTCCACTCCCAGGCGCCCGTCCGGTAGTTGAAAACGAGCGTGCTGTAGGTATCGCCGGGACTCAGCCCCAGCGCGACGGGATCGTCACCACCGGCCAGCGCGACGATACGGCCTTCGTGGTCGAATGCGTTATGGTGATCGGCGTACTGAGCACCCAGCAGGGCTACTTCGATAGCCGTCAGCGGGCGGGGGTTGGCGGAGGTGGCGAAAGCGGTCATCGGTCTGTCTCTGATTTGATGATGCTAAGGTAGATAATAATATATATATCTGTCAAGTAATTGACAAAAAAATAAGTTGAATGGGTAACTGACGGGCTGAACGGTCAGGCATGAGGTTGATCAGATGGGGGTGAGTTGACAGGTATTCTGGGTTATATCCCTATGCCGCTTGCTCAATTCCTGCCTCGGCTTCTGAAAAATCTAGCGGCTTCCGTAAATCAGCTATGACCTCCTTAATCTTCAGCAAAGTTTCTAGGCTGGCGTTGGCTTTTCCATTGATTAGCATGCTGATAAAGTTCTTTGATACGCCAGCAGCATACGCGATTCTATTGTTGCCCAGGTCACGCACGGCGGTCTTTAGGTCGGTCAATTCTTTGCGGGTCATCACGTACCCGATGCGGCTTCCTTTGTGTCGTCCCATATTTTTTCGTAATTACTTTACGGTTATTTATACGGCTTACGAACCGCTCCCGTAAAATCTTGACAATATTAGCCAATTAATGTAAATACTTGTCAAGTACGGGCTAAAACTTTCGTTACGTGACGACAGAAGAAAACATGGACCTGCCCGGCAAGATTGATATGTATCAACGTTTATCAGGAACAACACTGGCGCAGCTGGAAGGCTGGATGGGCATGAAACCGCCCTTTCGGCTGGACTATGAACCCAAACACATGCCCAAGGTATTGGCGAAGCTGGCCAAAGTGACCGGTATTCCCATTGAAATCTGGGCTGACGACGGTCGCGACCTGCCCGACCCGCTGCCCATTCCCAAACGCCCGAGCGGTCCCGGCCGGCCGGTGAAGGTGGAATCCACGACCGCCCGGCTGGAGCAGATCGGCCGGCGCGATCGGATCACCCAGCTGATTCAGCAGCGGTTCGAGGGTAACCAGAAGGACTTCGCCCGGGCGGTCGAAATGAACGAATCGGCCCTTTCGCATTATCTGGGTGGCCGCCGGACTGTCACGGATCCGGTACTGCTGAAAATTGCCAAATTCCTGGGCATCTCGTCGAAGTGGCTGCTGAAGGGCGAAGGCGCGATGGTAGGCAGTCCCGACCTGCCCGAACCCGACTATACCGACGAAGGGGCGATGCTGGGGCGCTACCTGGCTGAGCGGAATATTTCGAACCGGGCGCTGGGTATCCTGATGGGCCTGCCTGAATCCACAGCCAGCAAACAGGTGGGTCAGTACGTAGCGGCCAGGCAGATGCGCCCCGACACGAAACAGCGCATTCTGGAAGCGCTCCAGGTAAGTGAAGACGATATTTTCTCCCGGCCGGTCAGTGCGCCCGGCTGGGCCTATCCACAACCCCTGAATGACGATGATTTTGTGACGTTGCCGTTTATCGACATACCGGCCCGGGCCAGCTTCGATCACAATCGATTCTGGGATCAGCCCATCGGGGAAAAAACCGTACAGGTATTGAAGACGCAGTTACAGCCCAATTACCAGAAAAAGCGGCCCGTCGTGATTGAAGTAAACGGCGATAGCATGGAGCCGCGCTTGCAGTCGGGCCACCGTTTGACCGCCTACGAAATCGATCCCGGCGACTGGCCGTATACCACCGGCGTGGTCGCGGTCCGGTTTCGGGAGGAGTTCGTGATCAAACGCATCAAGGAAAATCGCATCCGGGAGACGGGCTACCTGACGCTGACGAGTGACAACCCGGCCGGGGGTACGATATCGGTACCGACCAGCGACATACGGGTGATGTGGAAACTGGATGAATACGTAGGGGGAAAAGTCAGATAGATGAAACGCATATTATTTACAGCACTGTTACTAGTCATTGGCTGGCCCGCGCTGGCCCAGGAGTCTAAACCGCTGCCCGGCATTCCGCTGGAAAACGGGCAGGTCGTCTACCGGCAATCGTACCAGGTGCCCGACATGGCCCGGGTCGAAATCTTTCGCCGGGCGCGTCGCTGGTGGGTCGATAACTTCGTGTCGGCGAAGGACGCCCTGCAGATTCAGGACGAAACCACCGGGGAGCTGGTGGGCAAATCGCTGGCGGTCGTGACGGCACCGGCGCCCAAGAAAATTGACGAGATTCGGTCCCTGCTCAATTATACGTTGGCCATTGACATTTTCGAGGGGGGCTATAAGGTAAAGGTGTCCGATTTCTCGCTGCAGCGCAGCCTGACCGGCCTGACCAGCGAACGGGAGACGCTGCAAGAATACAAGCGCTTTCCGGAAAAGAATCGCCTGCGGGTCATCGAATCCGTCGACGCGCACGTAAAGTCAGTGCTGGCGTCGATTCATGAGTACGTACTGACCCAGAAACAGTAATGGAACTGACCCGACTGCTCCGACTCGACCGGCTGGATGCATCGGGCCGTGCCCCGATCGCCCTACGCATCTGCTGGCAGGGGCATAAGATTCGCCCCAGCACCGGCGAAAAGGTTAAGCCCGCCGACTGGGACGAGGCCAAAGCAAAGGTTAGGGCGCGGGCTCGGTTCGCATCGGACATCAACGCCCGGCTCGACATCTACGAAACCCATCTGCGTACCTTTTTCTACCGGCAGGAGAACGCGGGCCAGCTGGTGAGCGAAGCCATGGCCCGGGCCGAAGTCGAGCGGATCCGCAACGAGGAGCTGGGTCGGGGACCTAAGAAAGTTCCGACTACTCCTGAACCGGCCGGGCAGAGTCTGGCCGACTTTCTAACGACCTACGAAACCCTACTGCCCGGCGGGCTGACCATCTCTACAGCCCGGCAGATTCGGGCTATCCGGCTGCATCTCGATGCGTTCTGGCCGGGGCTCAACTGGGCCGATCTGAAGGTGAACGCGCTCAACCAGCTGAAGAACTACTTTTCGGAAGAAGTCGGGCTGTCGGACAATACGGTATCGGCCTATTTTGGTTCGTTCCGGGGAGCTATGAAGTACGCCACGGCTACCGGCTATCCGGTCCCGGCTGATTATGCGCTGGTATCGGGATCACCCGCCGAGGTGATCCGGCCCGCGCTGAGTCGTGACCACCTGGCTATCATCAACCAGCTCGATCTGGACGAGATGCCCCGACTCAAACCGACAGCCTGGCTGTTTCAGATGGCCTGTTATACCGGGCTTCGCTATTCGGACCTATCGCAAATCCGGCGGGCGTCGGTCAGTCTGGTCGATGGGTATCCTTGCCTGATGGCGCTCCAGCAGAAGACAACCGGGGTCGTGGCCATACCGCTGGTGGCCCCCGCCATCGAGCTGCTCGACCAGCACCCCGACGGGCAGGTGGTGCCCGCCCTGAAGACCTACAACGAGAACCTGAAGCTGATCGGTAAGCTGGCTAACCTGACCGATTCGGTGACCGTATCGAGCCGCTACAAGGGGAAACTATTGCACTCGATTCTACCGTTATCGGATACGCTGTCGAGTCATACTGCCCGGCGAACGTTTGCTAGCATGATGACGCAGGGGGGATTGAATACGCGGGTGCTTCAGCAGCTGATGGGACACGCATCGATCGCGTCGACGGAAAAGTACATTCGCCTGCCCAGTCAGGTGGTACTGCGCCAGACGCTGGATGCCTGGAAGAATCAGTAG